AAGGATGGTCAGGTAGCTCAGCTGGATAGAGCAACAGCCTTCTAAGCTGTGGGTCATGGGTTCGAATCCCATCCTGATCACGAAGAGCGGAAGTTTATAATTGTTTGATATTTAGCTGTTAAACTTCCGCTTTTGTTTTAGATCTTTCCCCTTTTGTAGATTAAAAAAAAGGATATAAAGTCCACTTTTGGACATAAAAGCTTATCCTTCGCGTATCCTAAAAAATTTAATCTATATGGCTACTTTAAAATTGACACTTTTCAAGGCCAAGGCTCTCAAGGATGGGAGGCACAAGGTCAGGGTGGCGGTCTGCCACAAGAGAGAGACTTGTTATATCGTGACGAACGTGATATTAGATAGCGAGTCCCAGTTTAAGAACGGTCAAGTCGTAAAGAGACCGGACGCTTCTTTTATAAACAAAAGATTGAGGAATATGCTTAATGAGTATCAAGACAAGCTTGACTCGATTAAGAACCAATCGTTATATACATGCGTGCAGATAAAGGGCATGTTGGTTAATTCAGCAGGGGATAACGATATCTCTACGTTCAAGGATGTAAGCTCATCCTATGAAAGGGAGTTGATCGATAATGGGAGTATCGGGTACTCAAAGCTGATCGAGCGGAATTGCAGGTATTTTACCGAGTTCGTGAAAGGGGATATATTCCTTTCCGATATCACTCCAGAACTGATAGAAGGTTATTCTAGGTTCTTGAGGAATAAAAAGGGAATTGGGGAGGCCACGAACTCCATGATGATGAGACATACCAAGACTATAATCAATAAGGGTATAAAAAGAAGGCTTGTGAAATATGATGTCCATCCTTTCGTAAACTTCCAGATATCGACCTCTCCCGTACGTGAGGTTGACATATCTTTCGAGTCATTTAATCGTTTGCGAATGGCCGATCCTTCGGAGCGTCGATTAAAGGTGGCGCACGATCTGTTTTGCTTGTCGTTTTATCTTGGAGGTATCAATCTTATAGATCTACTCGGCATTGATTTCCGTGGAATCGATACGCTGGAATATGTAAGGACTAAATCTAGGAATATGACGAGGGGAGGCAATAAGATCGTGTTCTCTATACCAGACCAAGCGAGAGATATTATAGATAGATGGATGGATAAGAGGACTGGCAAGTTGGATTTCGGATATAAGTTTTCCTATCCTAATTTCTCTAGGTATCTTTCTCGTTCGCTATCCAAATTGGCGCAGTCGTTAGGGATAACGGAAAAAGTGGTGTATTATTCCGCTCGTAAATCTTTCGCTCAATACGCTTCCGAGATAGGAATCCCGGATGGGGTCATAGATTATTGTTTAGGACATTCAGATAAGTCGAAAGGCGTGATACGTTATTATACGAAAGTAAAGAAGTTCCAAGCGGACATGGCTATATCAAGGGTGATTGATTACATAAATAATCCGGATCGCTACCGGGATTATGTGGAAATGAGGAGGGATATAATGATGATGCGTGGGTGATCTTTCTTTTTTTATCAGCGATGCTAAATAATACGGTAATATGATAAACTTTCATAAGCCGCCTATGGTTATAAAGATACGGCAGTATGGCAACAGTATTACTTATCGTGTGACAAGAGAGTATAGCTTAAATGGTTAACCTTGAGTATGATTGCGTATCGTCTTAAATAATTTTCAATCATAAAACGTAAATGTTATGGAAAGGAGCGATCGGCTTATAGAATTGCTAGAGATTTTAAAAAGGGCGGAATGTATATTTATTGAGCAATGGAAGATCTTGTACAAAGAGGACGAGGTGGACATGGGAGATATTTTCAATATATTCTATAGAGGTAGTAATGATTGTGAAATTCAGATTAAAAGATTGATAATTAAGAATATAGACAATGTAGTGTGTAATAGGATGGAGGCTGTATGACAATTTGGGCTCTACGAAATGTAAAATAGACCAATAAAACACGCCCGTGTCAGAAAAAACACGGGCGTTATACTTTTTTGATGCGACAAATAGAACTATTTTGTCCTTTCGACCAAAATCTTTGAAATTCGAACTTGCAGTTGTTGCAACTCAAGGCTGCTCAACCCTTCTATATCTACATTTGCAACCTTTACTTTCTTATTTTTCTCGTCAAAGGAATTTTTCCTCTCCTCCAAAAGAGCGGTTACTAACTCGTCTATTTGCCCCTTGATTTTTTGAGCCTTTAGCTCATAATTGATAGTTCTTGCCATGATATTAGTTATTTAGTTAAACACTATACAAATTTAGGGAATATCCACGATACAATGATTGTCATTCCTTATTTTCTTTCTCTTTTTCCTCCAAGACCTTTTTAAGTTGATAGAGACTTATGATATCATATTCAAATGTCGGATTGTCCCAATTTTTCCGGACAGAGTTCGTTTGGACCGAGATAAATTTTCGGAGGTCAAAGATATATTGGCATTGTGACAATCTTATCTCGTTAAATGTGATCTTGTAGTTATCAAACCACGCAAGCAGTTTTTTTTAGTTCCTCGTTCATGATATAAATGATTAACACCCCGCGAATATACGCAATTTAACCTTGCGATTTTAGGATATAAATAATTTTGTCTATATTTGCTTCAAGTTTGTGACTTGTATTATTGATTGGATATTATGTTTAACAATATAATATAGGTCACTTATGGATTTTTATAACAACTCATCTCAAAGGCAACAAGTGGACGTTTACTGTCCTGTCCATCATAATTGGATTGGCCACTATGATTATGGCTCCAAGGGGGTCTATTATTGCTGGTGCAAGAAATGCAAGAAAGAAATCAAAATCGTTATGGGAAAATGAAGAGGTTGACACAAAAACAAGAGAATTTCTGTAATTACTATATCGAGTGCGGCGGGAACGCTTCCGAGGCGTACAGGCGTGCCTACTCTTGCGATAAATGGAAAGATAAGTCCGTATGGGAGAAGGCTTCGGCTTTATTGGATGATGTCAAGGTTCAGTCAAGGGTAAGGGAACTGCAAGAGGAGCAGAAAGTTAAATCTGATATAACCAAGGAGAAATTACTGGGCGAGTTAGGTAACATAGCGTTCTCGTCCATAGCCCACCTCCACAATACATGGATAGAGCGCAAGGAGTTCGAGAGTCTAACGGACAAGGAGAAGTCGGCTATCAAGAGCATATCTACTAAAATCCTGAAGAAAAATATAGGGACGAGCGATGACCCGGAGATCATTGACGTGGAATATGTCAAGATAGAGATGCACGATAAGCTGAAAGCCATAGAACGTATCTGCAAGATGCTTGGCTTTGACGCTCCAACCGTTGTAGACCTTGGCAAATCGCTGATCGGAATAGATACCGGAATAGATGATTAGTGTTCTATTTTTAAATAAATGGCTATGTTTGTTAGAAAAAATACGAGGTTTATAATTTTATAATTGTTCTATATTTAATATTTTGGGAGCTGAGACGGATAACAGGAGGATAATAAGCTACAAGAGGTTCAATCCGAACTTTCACCATTTGAAGCTGGCGTTGGGGAATGACGATATAAGGTTCATCTTCATGTACGGGGGATCGTCTTCCGCCAAGTCTTTCTCAGCGGCCCAAGCCTTCCTGTTGGAATGTATATCCAAGGGCTATAACACGATTGTCTTTAGGAAGACCGGAGCAACCATAGCGGACAGTATCTACAAGACGTTCCAAGAGGCGGCTAAATCATTGCATATAGATACTTTTTTCAAATTCCAAGAAAATCTTATAAGGTGTTTCAACGGTTCCTATATCCGGTTCAAAGGGCTGGACGATCCGGAGAAGATCAAGGGTCTCGAATCTTATCAGTACGTGTTTTGCGAGGAGATATCCGAGTTCGATGAATCCGACTTGAAACAGATAAGGAAGCGTCTCCGTGGTCGCAAGGGACAGAAGATCGTAGCTCTATTTAACCCGATATCGGAGGATCATTGGATCAAGAAAAAGATATTTGATACCGAGACATTGACCGAGGTGGACAATCATCTGTACGGGAAGCTCAAGGATAGCGTAACGGGTAAGATACTGCCAAAGGAATATTCCGAGGTAGGGAGGAAATGGGTCAATTCCGAGCGGACCATATACAACCCAAGAAAAAAGACTTACGAGACGCACCGCCCGGATATGGTTATCATCAAGTCCACCTATCTTAATAATTTCTGGGTCGTAGGGTCTCCTGATGGCACGTATGGCTTTTATGACGCTCAGACGATAGCGGATTTCGAGAGGGACAAGGAAAGGGATTACGCTTATTATCTGATATACGCCTTGGGCGAGTGGGGGACGATAAGGACGGGTGGCGAGTTCTTCCACGCCTTCGACCCCGCCAAGCATAAGGGCAAGTGTCCATATGTCAAGGCTCCCGTGCATATATCGATAGATAACAACGTCCTACCTTATATCTCCATCTCTTTTTGGCAGGTTGAGACCGGGGATATAACGAGGATAAGGCAAATTCACGAGGAAACCCCGTCCGATCCGTTCAACACGGTCACCAAGGCCGCCGAGATCGCCGTTGAATATCTGGAGGGGATAGGGCATGATGATATGGTCTATCTTTATGGGGATGTATCGACCAAGGCCGGGAATACGATAGATGACGATAAGAGGTCTTTTTTCGATAAGTTCAAGGAGGGTATAGACAAGAGATTCCGTAGCGAGGACAGGCTGCCTAGATCGAACCCTTCCGTATCCATGACAGGAGAGTTTATCAACGCAATATATTCTGGAGATATAAAAGACGTGTCCATCATGATCGACGAGAGTTGTGAGACATCGATAAACGATTATATCACCGTAAAGAAGGATGTCAACGGGGCTATGCTCAAGCAGAGGGTAAAGGACAAGATTACGGGTCAATCCTACGAGAAGGCCGGTCACCTTAGCGATGCCAAGCGTTATTTTGTCACGGAGATATTAAAGGATAGGTATACGTCTTTCTCGCTAAGGAGAAGGCACAATAAAAATAAGGAGGAGGATATGAGATATTACGATCACGTAAAATTGGATATATCGAACGCCACGAGGATAGTCTATGTGGCAGTCAATCCTGATGGGCTTGCGGGTATGGCAAAGGTGGCATTGATGGACGGGAAGGCGTACGTTCTGGATGCCTCGTTGAGGGATATCACGGAGGCTGGAGTTCTAAGGGATTTCTTGCGCCCTATAGGATGGGGGGATGTCGTGTTTGAGAGCGACAAGGCTTATTTCCCTGTAGCTAGGGAGATAAGGGAGAGCGGGGAGTGCGATATAAGGATAAGGAAGAAGGCTTCCGATGCAAGATTGAGGATATCCGCCCATTCGGAGACCGTGAGAGATCGATTTTATTTTCTCGACAATTACGAGGAGAAGGATGATTATCTGTCGTTTGTCGAGAATATGCTAGATTATGGGGGCAAGGATGGAGGGGAGTCGCTGTGTTGCCTATCCGCTATAGCGGAGATTTTGGTACGAAACAATATTTAAAACGAATATATTATGGGTTTGTTTGATTTTTTCAGGAAAGAGGATAAGGTGGCGAATGTGCCCGATCGTCCTCCAAGGTCGAGAGGACTCGTGGATTTGTCCGGTTATCTGGGGGTGTTCAGCCCCTATACCTGTTCCGGGAATTTTATCGAGGCTTTCGAGACCATGGGAGAGGTCTTTTTCCCCGTGGATTTCTTGGCTAGCAGGATAGCGGGCGGCAATTATCAATTAAAATTGGCGAAGGATGATTCCGTGGTGTTCAATAACGAGGAGATGAACCGTTTTTTTAGCGATCCTAACCCTTTATTCTCGTTCGAGGATTTGGTTAAGATGTTCTTTGTCTATAAGTATGTGACAGGCAATGGATTCTGGCAGGCCTCCCCGTCTGTAGGGGGGATAAAGCCTAAGGAGCTATGGAAATGGTGCGATACCTATTGGGTCTTGCCAAGTGATCAGGTCGTGATAAACAGCCCGATGTCCATTCCCTTGTTTCAGCCGTCAACAAAGGAGGATATAATCAACAGCTATCGTATTTCCACCAACTCGGGGCTTATGGATATAGACCCGTCCCTGGTCATCCACTACAAGGATATAAACATGCGGTTGAATAGCTCATACCTAAAGGGACGTAGCAGGTTGGAGACCCAACGTTATCCTATCGCCAACTTGGTCGCCGTGTACGAGGCAAGGAATGTCATATACGTTAAAAGGGGGGCCTTGGGATTGTTGATAAGCAAGAAATATGACGCTGATGGCTCCCTTCCACTCACCGACAAGGAGAAGAGAAACATAAGGAAGGAGTGGAATGACAATTATGGGTTGACTAATGACAGGTCCCAGATGAGCATAGTGGATGTCCCTACGGAGTTCGTGAGGATAAACATGTCCATCCAAGAACTTATGCCTTTCGAGGAGACTTTGGCGGACGCTATACAGATAGCCGGTATATATGGTATACCTTCAGTGCTGATTCCACGCAAGGATATGGCCAAGTACGACAATCAGGATATCGCCGAGATATCCGTTTATTCCAATATCGTTATTCCTGAGGCCCGGAAATTCTGCCGATCGATGACCTCCTTTCTTGGCCTTGATAAGTCCGGCATGTATATAGACGTGGATTTTAGTGGCGTAAGCGTATTGCAAGTACGTGATAAGGATATGGTAGAGAAGAGGCGTATCGTATCGGAGAAATGCCAGAAGGAATTCATGGGAGGCGTATTGACGTTGAATGACTGGAGAGCGCAGATAGGGGAGAGCAAGGTAGGGAACCCCTTGTATGACAAGTTGGTTTACGATATGTCTACCGAGGAATTGGCCTTGGTCAAGGAGATCATATCCTTAGCTAGGTCTGGCGGTCCATCAAGGAGCGTCTCATCCTCTTCTGGAGGGACTTCTGGTAATAAAAAAACGTCCGACGAGGGCGATGACGATAGGGGTGATGTTGATGATGATAAAAAATGATTCTATAGTTTTGCTTTTTAATATATTAACCCTATATTTGTAGGACATAACAAAAAAGAAATTAGAGCCTAAGAGCCATACCCGGCGGGAGTCATATCCTGCGGGGTATGGCTCTTTTTATTTATACCGACATGGAACCGTATAGAAGCATATTATTTAAGACCAAGTCCACGGACGTGGATGAGAAAGGAATAGTCAAGGTGGCCGTTAATGGTATCGGGATAAAGGACAGCGACGGCGATATATCGTCTCCCGGTTCTTTCTCCAAGACGCTCCAAGAGAATTTCAACAGGTGCAAGTGGTTTCTCAACCATGACAAGACCAAGCTTCTTGGCTGCCCTATAGAGGGAGTGGAGGAGGATGGCAATCTGGTCATGACCGGGCAGATCAATTTAAAGAAGCAGATAGGCGTAGAGACGCTGGAGGATTACAAGCTATACAGGGATCATGGCAAGACCTTGGAGCATTCCGTGGGCGTCAGGGCCGTGAAGCGGGATTCCAATAACCCGGCTATCGTTAAGGAGTGGTTCTTGGGCGAGTATAGCACGCTGACCCATTGGGGTGCTAATCCTCAGACATTCTTGATGGATATAAAGGAATTGAGGGGTAGTGACTTGAGAGATCATATAAATATGATGCGTGACGCTTTAAATAAGAGATATAGCGGAGATAAGCTCAAGGCTCTTGAGGCTAACATATCTATCGTAGAGAAAGCGTTGATCGGATCTAATATAGTACAGTGCCCTCATTGCGGGCTGGCTTTCGATTATGGGTCAGTACCGGAACACACGTTGGAGAGCCAAGTGATCGATGCCGTCGGTGACTATTCACGATGGATAACGGAGGATGTGGTATATCAGGAGATGGAAAAGATCAAGCCGGAGTTGCAAGACCGTATCTTGGAGATAATCAACTCCAAGAAATCCGTTGATGATTTCGCCTCTTATGTCCGCTGCCCTAAATGTTATTCCAGAATATATAGAAGCAACACCCTTATATCTGAGCCGGAAGACTCCACTCAGATAGAGAAACATAAAGCCGCTAGATGCACTTTGGGGTCTCTAGGTGATCTTATTAATAACAATTAATTAATTTATTTATGTTGAAGAAAGGTTTTTATGAGAATTTAGGAGGTCTCGCTATCATGGCGTTGACCTTGGTGGTTTTTGCCGTTATCGCATGCGTGGGCGATCCGGCCTATGCCTTGGCGGTTGCGCCGGTATTGTCCTTCTCCGGTTTCGCCAAGAAGGAGAGTGAGTTGAGTGACGAGGAGAAACAAACGCTTGGGACTATCGAGAAGATGGTCAACAAGTGTCTGGAGGATTACGGATCTAATGTCATAGACAGGAAGGAGTACGAGGAGACGATGTCCGAGATTAGCGAGAAGCTTAAATCTCTAGGTTCCGGTAATAACAATAAGGAAGTCACGGAGATTCGTGATATCATCAAGTCCATGGGCAAGGAGATTGAGCAAATGAAGGGGCGTGGCATCACCTTGGGGGGGGATAGCCCTCTTGAGAAAAGTATCAATGAGTTCCTTGACTCTGAGAAATTCAAGCAATATGTAGATGGTAAGACGAAGTCCTCCGGGAATTTCCATTTGGATTTGAAGGACGTGGTCAGTATGACGGATAGTTATACGGGCAATATCTTGATCAGTCAGCAGCAAAACAGGGTCGTTACGCAGGTAAGCGAGAAAAAGATCAATTTCCGTAATCTCATGAGCGTCGATCAGGGTGATCCTGCCTTCCCGATGTTGACATGGCAGTTGATCTACGACTTGGATCGTAACGCCACTTTCGTGTCCGAGAACGGGCGGTTATCCCAATCATCCTTTAAGTTAAAGGAGGAGAGCTCGGAGGTTAAGCGTGTCGGTACCTTCCTCTATTTGTCCAAGAGATTGCTCAAATCTAGGGTATATGTTCGCTCATGGTTGATCAATCGCTTATCCTCATGGGTAAGGATGGCCGAGGATTTCCAGATCATGTTCGGAGATGGGACGGGGGATAACCTGAAGGGTATCACTAAATACGATGGCGTTAAATGCGTATCCGATATCATAACCGACGCGGTTGTCAGCGGAGAGGCCGGATCTATCAAGGGAGCGAGAAGCTACAATGGCGGAAAAGCCACTATCGTGGAGTTTACCAACCCGCAGGACAAGATCGTTGACGGCCAGAAGATCAAGATCGAGGGCGTAACCACATTCACGGACCTGAACGGAACTTTCGATATCCATAAGATGAACGATCGGGAGATCATGGTAGAGGTGGCTTTCACGGCTTCCGGCGTATTCACCGCCGCTACCTTCGAGGTTAAGAATAATTTCTTCAACACCGTCGCATCCCCGAACCTAGGGGACGCTGTCAAGGCTATCTTCGGTGTCATGACGTACGCTGAGTATACCCCGAATATGATCGCCATGAACCCATCCACCTTGTTTGAGATCGAGACCTTGAAGGATACGTCCGGTCGGGACTTGAATCTCGTGACGTTGGTGAACGGCGTGAAATACGTGGCCGGAAGACCCGTTGTCGAGACCACTTGTATCATGCCGGGGTATTATTTCGTAGGGGACATGGTTAACGGGGCCTCCTTGGTGGATTATACCTCTATCAATATCGAGTTCGCCGATGATATCGAGAGCCGATTGAAAAACCAGACGGCGGTGATCGTGGACGAGGAGGTTATCATGCCGGTATACAACCCGTGGGCGTTCGCCTATGGCAAGTTATCCGACGTATTGACCGCTATCAAGAAATCCTCTTAATACATAATGACATGAGGGTTTCTATAATTATAACGGGTGAGGAGATGGAGGTCGACAAGGTCATTCAGGAGAATTCCATACGAAAGGAGCTTGGCATGATCGATATATCCTCAAAGACCCCGGTTGGGACAAGAAAGAGAATCCCGGACACGGATACCAAGACATCCGTCTTCGGGGACTCGAAAATGTCACTTGATAAAGATAAATAGCGATGATAATAGACAATGCGTACTTCAAGGGAGACCTTAGGATACAGGGACTCGTGATACCGGAGGACGGGGGATTCTCCAATGAGGCTTCCAGAGCCATATCGGAGAACGTGGGATGGTATATCGAGACCTACGGGGACGAGTACCTCGTCTCGCTCATGGGAGGATATTATGACTCATTCGTCGATTACGCCGATAATGGCAGGAAGGGAAACGACATGTTTGATTATATCCTAGGGATATTGAGATCGGATAGGTCTCCCATGGCTATGTATGTCTATTTTCATTACCAGAGAAACGAGACGCTAATATCCGTATCCTCCACGTCCGATGACGTGGACGTGAGGCGGATATTGGCGCATACCTCCCGGATGATGACCCAAGCTTGGAATAATATGGTGGATATCAACATCGGGATATCGGATCGCGTAAGGGAGTCTTTCAAGGAGGACATGGATATTGACAGGAATATATTGACCCATATAAATGAGATGAATATATGAATGTCTTGGTGGATATATTCAGGGATATCGTCGCTGGCGTTTCAAAAGACGTTGGGTATATGGTCAATTACCAATTCGGTGATTGGCAATATATGGCCAAGACGCTTTCCGCCATGGGGAAGGCACCCGTAACGGCGGGAAGGAAATATCCTATGATAGGGTTATATTCCCCGTTCGACGAGGACAAGTCCAACCCTTCCTTAACGTCCGTGAGCCTTTCCTTGATAATAGCCGTGAATACGTTGGGGAATTATACCAATGAGGAGCGATTGGAGAAGTCCTTCAAGGCTACGTTGTATCCGGTATATGACAGCCTTATAAGGAGGATATCCAACGATCGCAAGTTTGATATAGGCCCCGGGGCGATAGTATCCCATGTGAAGACCGATAATTTCAGGTATGGAAGGGCTGGCGTGTATGGCGAGGGGAAAAGCGAGTTCGACGATCGCATAGACGCTATTGATATTAAGGATTTAAGATTAAATGTAAAAAATATAACATGTAGATAATTATGGCAGTAAAAATGTTCAGGGACTGCGGTTCCGAGATTTTCAATACCGGCACGAGCAAGTGTCCGTTCGTACCCGACTATATCAAGGCGATCATACTCACTCCGGTAGGTATGACGTTCAAGATATCCGATTTTGACACGAAGCTGGGAGAGTACGCCCACGCCGACCGCCCGAACCGTGTCTATCCGATCTCGACGATCGCTGAGTACGCCACATCCGGAGGCGAGGCGCAGACATCGGCTACCGGTTATGGCTCGTCCAAGATCACGGGTTATAGCGAGCTTGTCGAGACTTACACGATGAACGATTATGACGAGGGCTTGCGAACCAATCTCATGAAGCTCAAGAACGAGAGCATGAGGGTGATCTTCATCGACAAGAATAATGTCGTATATGGAGAGAAGACCGATACGGAAGGTGATTTCAGGGGATATGAGCTTGGTGCCGTTTATCCGGGTGGACAGAGGTTCAAGAGTTCCGGAGAGAACGCCTCGCTTACGATCAACCTTGTTTACAAGGACGTTGAGAAAGCTTGGATGAACGCCATATCTTTCACCAGCGATATCGATATCTTGGACGAGGCGAAGGGATTGGTCTGGGTGGATGTCAAGAAATTGGCTACAGGCGAGAATAAGTACAAGGTCGTGGAGCATTACGGAGGTTTTGACCTTACCGAGATGTACGGGACGTTGTTAGGTAACTCCTCTGTATGGAATAACGCTTCTGCGGCTACTTATAACGCTGATGACGGCACTCTTACTTTGACCCCTTCATCCGGCACTCCCGCGCTCAAGAGGCCATCCGAGTTATACGCCGAGGACGTTAAAGGAATAGAGCAATGGTCATAAACGGGGTATCGTTCAATGATGAGGCTTGTCTCGGTATGGGAAGGAAGGCTTTCGTGAAGGCTCACGAGGGATCTTTCTTCCTTGACCGGGGAATGGCGGATCGAAGGAGGATACTATGTGACGCTTATGATATAATGGAGAGGAACCATGGGGACGATAGCGGGAGTGGCGAACGCCGTGAGGACGCTGGAGAAGAACTTCTGGCCGGAGGTTACGAACAGCTTGAGGGAGAGCGAGGGATTGATCCATGACTTGATCACTGATCAACTCATGTCCGGGCTAGACGAGAACAAGGAGCCTTTGAAGCCTACCTATCTGGATGACCCGTATTTCGTGGAGACCACGAAGACCCCGAAGGCGGCGAGGGCCAAGGCCAGATGGTACAAGGCGATGAAGGAAAGCATAACCCCGCCTAGGTCCTCCGACATACTCCATCTGCCGCCACGGGACCCTAACACCCCCAACCTTATCATACGAGGCGATTACCACGCCAGTATAACGCCGATCGTGCAAGGTGGCAAGATAGTCACGAGATCCATCGGTTTCTATGCCGGTGACGACGCTTTAGAGAAGAAATACGGCCCCGGTCATCTGGGTTTGACCCCGGAGGCTAGGGCTTATTTGATTGAGGAGCGGGTTGTTCCCGCGTTGGATAAGTTATTCAAGAAATACGGGTTCAAATGATAAAGCCGTGCAATTGCGCCTCGCAGAACAAGGCGATGGCCACATACGAGAACATAAGGAGGCTGGCTATCAAGATGGCCGCTTCCGATAAACGCATTTACGTGCTTATCCGTAAAACGGATGGCACGTTTGCCTTCGAGCCTTTAGATGCCATGGTGTCTAAAGGCGATATTGTTGAATATATCCATTATTTATAAGTAGTATGGCGAATATATACACGACATGCGACGAGATACCCTTATGCAAGTTCATCGAGATGTACAAGGGTGACATTAACGCCTTGGTGAAAAGCGGAACCCCTTCACGGGAAGATCTGGAAAGAGCGGCGGTATCGATGTTAGACGAGTATTCGGCATTGACCAACAACAAGAATATCGCTATCGAGATAGAGGATCGGAATAACATGGTCAACCATAACATAAAACTGGTGTTGCTGGAGGCCGGCGAGCGTCTTATTGAGGCCGGGGCGTATCCGGACGCTTCGGAAATACTGGAAAAGGTGGGCGTGAAAATGAAAGATTCCCCCAGCCTACAGGATGTCATGGCGATAAAGAAGCAGATACGATCCAAGACGGCCCAGATAAGATACAGTCTCAGCGTATTGGAGCGAAACAGGCTGAAAGCCCCCGATCCCAAGGACAAGGATTTCACCCGTGAGAGAATGGTCGTTTCCTCTCATTTCAAGATGAGGATCGATCCGCAGACATTCACGGCGGCAGAGTACGGAAATTTAATAAAGATCATGGTAGAACAATTAAAAGAGATTGAGCGATATGGGAAATGAGACACTTATAAGCGAGATCGTAGGGCCGAAACCCTATGAGCAAATAGCCCGGCTAAAGAGCGACATAGATTCCTTGCAAGCTAAATACAAGGAAGCCATGCTGGAATTGGGTAAGGGGCTTAAATTCAACCCTACCAACTTGAAAGAGTTACATGCCAAGGTGAACAGTTACAAGGCGAATATCCTAGACCTTTCCAATGTCATGAAGGAGATAAACAACATGAGCTTTGTCTATGAGAAGGCCATGGACAGGATAATAGCCGCCAATATAAAGCTGATCAAGTCCAACAAGGATCTCGCTACCTCGTCAAAGGAGGTCGTAACGTCCGAGACGGCCATAACCACCACGCTATCCGGATCGTCCAACGCCTTCAAGGACGAGACGGCAGCGATAGAGGGCAATACGGTAGCCAAACGTGAGGAGGTGGTAATAACGGAGGAGCTAAAGGCGTTTATCGATAAATCCCTTGGAAGCAGGGCTAAGAATATCGCCAAGCTGGAAGAGGAGCAACGGATGCTGAAAGCTACCAGAAAAGCCAAGCGTGAGGTCGATAACGAGGAGAGGAAAGGATTGATAACCTATGATGAGGCCATAAGGCGCAGGAGGGAATTAACCGAGGCCGAGATAGATCATAACGCCAAGGTACAGCAAACGACCCGCATCCTCACCAATGAGACCAGATTGGTGAATTCCTCTACCGGCAGCTATTTCGAGCTATATCAGCAACTAGAGCGGATGAGGCTTGCGTACAACTCGTTATCCAAGGAGATGGCGGCATCGCCGTTGGGCGTGGAGCTACAGAAGAAGACCGAGGAGTTATCCCGGCAAGTAAACACTGCGGCCAAGAGCGTAGGGAACTACAGGTTGCAGGTCGGAAACTACGAGAGATCGAACCAGATACTTTTAGCGTCATTGAACCAGTTGACACGTGAGGCCCCGGCTTTCGCCGTATCGTTAAGCACGGGATTTCTGGCCATATCGAACAACTTGCCGATATTAGCGGACGCAATCCAGCGCATAAGGACAGAGAACGCCCAGCTAAGGGCTGAGGGGCAAAAGACCGTCCCCGTGTGGAAGCAATTGCTAAGGGGTCTTGGCTCATGGCAGACGTTGCTATCCGTGGGTATCACATTACTCACCGTGTACGGAGCCGACATGATAAAATGGACGGCCTCCTTATTCGGGGCGAGCGAGGCTACCAAGGCGGCTAACGACACGCTGACCGAGTATAACGCAACCATGCTTAAAGAGAGGGCGAACATGAGGGAGCTGTTCGAGACCCTCAACCAAACGTCCGAGGGGACAAGGGCCAGAGCCGAGGCCATAGAGGAGATCAACGACAAATACGGGGATTACCTACCCAATCTATTGTCCGAGAGATCATCCACGGACGAGATAAGGAAGGCTTACGAGGCGATCAACAGGGAACTGTTGAGGAACGCCGCCCTAAAAGCCCAGCAAAAGAAGCTGGACGAGGTGTTGACCGAATCCGGGGAGAAGCAATCGAAGGCGTTGACCAAGCTAAGGGAGATCGCCGTGAAAGCGTATGGCGAGGAAGTGGCCAGCGACATGTTGAGCAGGGTGATAGACCTCACCGAGACGCTTGTCAACGAGGGATATGAAGCTGATAGGATATGGAACCATATCGGAACCACGTTAAGGGCCACTACGGATTCGGCCAACAAGCTAGGAGGCAGTTTCTATGACACCTTGGATAAGTTCGTCAGCTCGTACAAGGACGCTAACGATCAGATGGAGGCGATAAAGAATGTTATCCCGTTGAGGATTAGCCAAAAAGAAGGGAATGAGGCGGTTGTTAAAAATAAGAAATATTACGAAGAACAGAGAAAAGCGGCACAATCGTTCATCGATAGGTTAGATGAGGATATAGTCAAATCTCTTAAAGCGGGTAAATTCGAAGGTATACCAAAAGCTACAGTAAATAAGTATATTGATAGCCTAAAAAAAATCAAAGAAGCGGACGAAGCCCTAAAAGCCTACGAGACGGACAAGAACCAAGATAAGGCATACAAGGAGGCTCAACAGGCGATCGCTGAGGCCAATATTTCCTTGTTGGAAGAGGGCTATGAGAAGGAGAAGGCGATCATTAACGCCAACTTCGACCAAAAGGTAGCGGACGTGAAGGAGAAGGGCGTAATGGTCACGGAGCAACTCAAACTCATAGAGGAACAACGTAACAAGGAGCTTTCAGAGCTAGAGGAAAGATTCACGCATGATCGTGCGATGGAGAACGTAAAGAACCGGATCAGCGCGGCCAAGGAAGGATCGTTAGAGGAGGTTGACGCTCGTATTGACATGTTGATGCTGCAAAGAGACGCTGAATTAAAGGCTGCGAAAGAAACGGGCGCAGACAAGCTCTTGATCGAAGAGAAGTACGCCAAGATGATACAAGACGTATGGGATGAGTGGGGAAAAGGCGAATTAAAGAGACAACAGGAGTTGGACGATGAAATGTTATCCCAGCGTCAGTTAGATATTAAGCGTCAAATGACGGAGCTAACGAAAAACTATGACGGGAACATTAAAGACCGGGAAAAATACAATAAGGAAATGTTGAGGCTACAGGAGGATTTCGCCTTGGAGTCCCTACAAATCCAGATTGATACCCTTCGTAATAATCTCGATTTGCTTCCTTACGATGAGAGGATCAAAGCGGAAAAAGAATTGACCAAGCTGTTAGGTCAACAAGAGGATATAAGATTGAGACAAGAGCAAGAAACGGCAAAATTACGGGCTAAAGCGGAAGAAGAGGTATATTCCCTTAAAATCAATTTGGCGCAAGAAGCGGTTAAGGCTTTAATATCTATAGGGAACTCTTTGTTTGAGCGTCAAATACAAAACATAGAGGCTGAGATTGAGGCCAACCAAGAGGAGTATGACGCTAAGGTTAAGACTATAGACGCTCTTGCCGAGAAAGATATCATTACAAAGGAAGAGGCCGAGGCCCGCAAGCGCGCGGCGGAGGAGGAGACCAGCCGCAAGAACAAGGAATTGGAGAAGAAAAAAGCTGAGTTGCAGACTAGACAAGCGAAGTTCCAGAAATCGACCGATATCATACAAACAATATCCGCTACAGCTTTGGCTATCATGACAGCCTATAAACAATTGGGTGCTTTTGCCGCACCCGCAGCGGCTTTAATTGCGGCTACCGGAGCCGTGCAACTAGCCACGATCATAGCCCAGCCCATCCCCAAATACGCCCATGGTACCGACAATCACCCCGGCGGTCTGGCTATCGTTGGCGATGGAGGCCGTAGCGAGGCGGTATTGGTAGGAGATAAAGCGTACATCACCCCGGATAAGCCCACCCTGCTGTCATTGCCTGCGGGAGCCGAGGTTGTTCCAGATCTCAATGATCCGGCTTTCCTTAGCCGCTTCGTGGATAACACGTATTGGCTTACACACAATAAGAAAGGCGAGCCGGTTCAGATCGTCAATAATTTCGACGCTGAAGGGATAATAAGGGCTAATAATGAGATAAAAAAAGAGATAGGCAAGCTATCTAAAACCATATCCAAGGGCAGCAAGAGCATCGATTTCGAGAATTACAAGAGATCGAGGATGAATTGAGCGTAAAACTTGCTTTTCTTATTCTTTCTAGTTATATTTGCTGGACATATAAGAAGACAGTAGAGCCTAAGAGCCATACCCGATAGAGTCACATCTATGGGGTATGGCTCTTTTTGTTTTTACTGGTCAGCCTACCACGACAGGCTAGGAAGATTTTGGGCGAAAGCGGTCGCTAACAGCCTCCTTGATACGATGTGTTGTGGCTCGTGTCGGGGAGGCTTTTTCATTAAGAGGTGCCGAAGTAATCAAAATAACAAAGTCGTTTTGATCTTATGGCTAAAATTGCGGGAGAAAATATTTTGAACAATTAAAATTTTAAGATATGGAAGCAATTAAAATTTTTGAGAACGATCGTTTCGGTGAAGTGAGAGTAGCCGGGACAAGTGAGAACCCTTTATTTTGCCTTGCGGATGTTTGCAAAATTTTAGGATTACGTGTAGACGCTGTACAATCAAGGCTGACGGATGCCCCCATTCGGATTGGGGTCACCGATTCAATCGGTAGAGAACAGCAAATGAATTTTGTCAATGAAAAGAATCTCTACAAGGTAATCATGCGATCCGACAAGCCGCAAGCCGAACCATTCCAAGACTGGGTATGCGGAGAGGTTCTCCCTTCCATCCGTAAACATGGAGCGTAAATCAAGCAATATAGAATATTTTTAATAGCTAAAAACTTAATAATATGGATAGTTTAGTATTTAAAGGCAATAATGGGCAAGTTGTTACTAATAGCTTGCTAGTGGCGGAGAAGTTTGGGAAAAGACATGCGGATGTAATTCGCTCAATCGAAAATTTACTAAAATCCTCTGATGAAGAACTGAACGCAAAAATGCGTTTAGCTTTTGTATCAAACACTTATGAGGATTCTACCGGGAAAAGCAATCCTGTATACATTATGAATAGAAAAGGATTCTCTATCCTTGTTATGGGATATAACGGGATTAAGGCTCTAAGGTTTAAGAATGATTTTTATGACGCTTTCGAAGAAATGGAGAAAGCGTTGAAAGAGCAAAGCAAACCTCTTTCATCCGCACAGATGTTTGCCATGCAAGCTAACATCAACTTGGAATATGAGAACAGGATATCCAATGTGGAAAAACGAATAGAAGCGATAGAACAAGAACGAGAAGAAAATGGAAAACTCCTTTTGGCTATTCCTGTTTCAACGGAAAAGATTCCGGAAATGAGTTTAAGAGATAAGATCAGACAGATGGTTAATAGATACTCTTCCGCCCAGAATGTGAAACAACAAGATGTTTGGCGCAAGATATACGATCAATTGTACTATCTATATCATATATCTATTCGTAGCTATAAGAAGAAAAATGGAGAGTCTAATTTGGATATAGCGGAGAAGCATCGTTTTATTGAGTATATCTACAATATTATCTCCAATATGATCAGAGAGAAAGGGGTTGCTTGATTATTATGGTTGCTCAAACAAAATATAGACATGATTTGATTTAGTTTTCATAAGCCCCCCTCATGTCGTGAGACAGCAAGGGGGGATAAAAATATTAATGATCGTAAACGTCTCCGAAGTTTGTCTCAATGAAAAATATATAAAATATCTTTCCGTCCTGTTTTCCAACGAATGGCCTATTGTCTCCATTTGCCCTAAAAACGTCCAATTCCACTTCAGGTGTAATAAATTTAGGGAGCCTGTCTTTTGGCTTTATTTGGTCTCGTGTTATTTTCTCAATGCCAAATTCATGTCTACCTGATACCCTTATCTCTTTCCATCCTAATTCCGATAACTTCTGTAATCTAATTAAAAAGTCATGAAAAAAAGAATGGTCTTTACATTTATCAATTGAAAAGTCTATTAAATATTTAAAGGAGAATAGTGGATGATCTATATTTGATAATGTTTCTATCTCTGATCTACTGATTTTATTATTATATATAGCGTCATTTATAAATTTTAAATCATCATCTTTTTTATTAGCCTTCTTTTTCGACTTTTTCTTTCCATTATTAGATTTCATTTTAAACGAGATTTAAAAAATGAAGTGAGCTTATCTTTTGAAATAACGTTTCCTTCTCCTTTTGGGGTAGATATCCAGGGGGATTCATTATGAGTCATATTCATCAAGCCTGTAGCGGAGTATTTACCATACACTTTATACACCTCATTGAATAATGCCTCTTCTTTTCTATCCTCAAAAGAGAACTTTATCTCATTATCCGGAATAATCCCATTTCTACCATTTCCTTTATAATGATTATAAACGGAAGGAACCACCGGACCATACATCCAAGCTTCTATTTCATCATCAAAAAGAGGTGTGCCAAAATATGCGAGATGAAAGCCTTGTTGATAATATAGCATTTTCTGAAGCTTCAAATTTGTCATCAATTCACCGTCACTTGCCCTATATGCTTTAACAAGAAGCTGGTTTGCAATGTCTATTACTTTGTATGCCATGACTTTTAAATTTAATTAGTACAAGATATATATATGATCGATAAATGACCATAAAAAAGAAGGTTTATTCAAATCATATAGGGATAAACATCAATTCTTCTATCAAGTAACTCTTTAGACGTAAGGGATCTGAACTTTACTTGGATATCCTTCTTTTCTGAAACTGCGGTCACAATTTTGCTATTAACATCTTTGGGCCGCATGTCCTTACTGTTTTTGACTGTGCCCATATTCATTCATCTTTGTTGTTTTCGACACAAAGATGAGATAAACTGGATAACAAACAAAATTTTTTTAGCTAAAAAAACTAACAAATATTAAATATGATGGTAAATCTTTGATTGTTAATAATGTATGGCTTTTTTATTAGGCTAATAGGTCTGTTTAAAAACACTGCTTAGCCAACAAATGTGGCAATCTCATAAAAATCCCCTCCAGAGCCTTTTGGGTGGAGGGGATTTTAGAGTATTACTTACAAGGCTTATTTATCTCCATATTTAGTCCACGTAGAATATGAATTTCCATTATATTCAAACTCCCAACGGAATATTGGCTCATACACCGAGTTTAATCTAGCATTAAGCGTTTTTGTTTCTCCGGGCTTTAATTCTCCTAATATAGACATATCCGTAGTCTCTAATACAGTCTTATAGGTATTAGATTCAACGACGTAGAATTTGCTTAGGTTTACGGCATGAGAACTATTATTTCGGATGGCGCATGATATACTTCCCGTGTAATATCCATTGAGAATAACGACGGATGAAGAAGGGAAGTACACGTTCATCAAACGATCTATTTCAACTACATATATTTCTACGGATGCCTTATGCCCACCATCTTCGCTGGTAGCTGTGATTGTTGAACTTCCAGACGTATTCCCTTTCACCTTTCCGGTCTTGTCAATAGACACGGCTATAGGATTAGAGGAAGACCATGTAAGATTACGGTTTCCCGCATTCTCCGGAGTAAAATTTACAATTAATTGTTTTTCCCCTCCTATCTCGATATCATAGTAACGTGAGGGAAAAGATATGTTTTCTACCGGAATAGGCTTTACTATGACCTTACAAGCCGTCTCAAATCCTCCATCCTCGGCTTTGGCGGTTATCGTACATTCCCCGAAATGAACTCCAGTAACGTTACCTTCCTTATCAACGACCGCTATATCCTTATTAGAGGATGTCCATTGTACGTTTTTATTAGTAGCATAAGAAGGCGTAAACACAAGATTTAACTTGGTTGATTCACCTTGCATGATTGTCTTTTCTTTTTCCTCAAAGCTGATACTTTCAAGCTTTTCCGCTCCTACCTTGACCTTGCAAGTAGCAGACACCTTGGGGTTATCCTTTAGGCTTACGGTGATTGTTGCCTCACCTTGGCCTTTTGCTGTAATCTCGGCATTGGATGTGAAACCACCATAGGATATCGAAGCTACTTTAGGGTCACTGGTTTTCCATATGACATCTTTACTTGTGGCGTTATCCGGTGATATGGTATACGTCAACGAAGCCGTTTCTCCGGGCTTCATATCAAGATCTGTCTTGGATAATGTTATGGATTCACCTACTATGGGTTTTATGGTTACTTCGCATGACTGAAAAAAAGGATAACCTTTTTCGGGATCAAAAACATCAATTGTCTCTACGCTTACAATTGTAACACCTTCTTTTAAAGCTTTTATAGTTCCGTTTTGATCAATAGATGCTATTTCATAGCCATCTTCGGGGCCATTTATCGGAAAATATTTAGATGTAACCCATTTATATCGGGGAGAAGGAGCCTCCGAAGGGAAATGGGACATTTGGAAATCATAACTTTCACCAATCTTCAATTCTAGCTTTGTTTTATCAATAGAAATAGAAGTTATGGTATAATCGTCTTTATTACTGCAAGAACAAAATAGCATTAATAGAAGAAAAATAGGTAAAACTTTTTTCATGACTTGATTTATGATTTGAATTGTTTTAATACTTGAATGGGCCTTCAACATTATAAGATCCAATATTTATTTCATAATAATATTTATCAAGCAATGTCTCAATATTGGTGTCTGATATTGGATCTTTTTTGTTTTTGTATTCTCCATATGCGTATATTATATTGTTTTTCTCAAGATATACCGTGTCTGTCTTATATGAAATATTAGGCTCGTTGTATCTATCCCCTTTTGGGATCAATCCATTTTCAGAATCTAATTTTTTTATCAATGTCCATGTCCTTAAATTAAATATTGGTAATTTGGCTATAGAAGAATACATGTTTATACCTTTCTCTATAATTGGACATGCTATTTCGTCATCAATAAATATGACCCCATTTTCTAAATAAGGCCCTTCGATCTTATTATCATAGTCTCTATGATATAATATTTTACCTTCGGAGCCAACTACGTATAGATGTTGATTCTTAAAAGACGAAGTCGATCTAAGTACTAGAGTCCTATAATTAGACTCCATGAGTGTATATCTATAGTCATTGTTTTGCGTATCGTTTGAAACAATATCCAGATGGTCTGTTGCGACACCTTTGTTAAAATCAACAATAGATACTATCTCATCATAATCATAACCCATTATAGATGGATCATTTTGATTGGAATACCATCCTCTAACAAAAATATGGTCTTTGGATTTAAATAGAACAGAGTTCATATTATAATGAGAATATTTCCATTTTTTTAAAGGAGGTAATTCAAAACAACAAATTTCATTGCCTGATGGATCTAATTTTGAAAACCAAGCATTATCAGACCTCCTGCCTAATAACAGCCTATAGCCTTCCTCTTCTATATCTCCCAATATATCGCTTATTTTATCAGATTGGGATGGCCTTAGTCCTTCTTCCTCCAAGAAAGTTAAAATAGGCTCATTGTCTTCAGTTATACTAGCTTTAGGTGGGATATCGACAAATTCTTTCTCACATCCTAGCAAAAATATTGCCGCTAGGACAAAAAATAGCATTTTCCTCATGACTTGATTTAGTTTAATTAATGACGGGGCAAAAGTAGATAATAGTGTTAACAAAAGCAAATGGTATAGGAGAAAATTACATGTTCGATAACATATTTCTTAATTTAAGTAGTACAAACCTTGTCTACCTCTTTTTCCCGAACAACTCGGAATGACTACCAATTCTAAGCAAGTCGATTATTTCTCCGTCAATCCAAATAAGAAGAAAATCCCCTTCTATATGGCATTCCATACAACCTTTATACTCACCTTTCAACATGTGAGGTTTGTATTCTTGTGGAATCGGATGGTCATTTATAAGCAGATTTGCGATATATTCAAAAGCTGCGATTTTTTTGGGAATTTCTGAATACGTTTGAAATCTTTCTTAAACTGGCTTGTTGGGTGTAATTTCTTTTTCACTTCATTAATTCCTCCATCAAACTATCCACGCTGTCGAACGTTTCTTTATTCTTGGTCGTGTGTGCTTCCCTTATAGCCGCGATCGTTTCCGTATTCGGTTCGGAGTATACAGCGTCCATCAAGGTGCTCTCTACAAAATTATTCAAACTCCTATTCGCTTTCTTGGCTTGTTCCTGCAAGACTTGCAACAAGTCTTCACGTAAACGGAACGAGGTTTGCTTTCTTATTACTGCTTCCATATTACTTATGTATTATATTGTATCGCAAAGGTAATGTATTGTATGCATAAAACAAACTTTCATGATTTTTATTTAGAGGATTGCAGGTTATATCATTCCATCTTAATCTTAACATCCACTTCAACAGATATTGATTTTTGACAATGGGGGCAAATGATCGTTTTGCTACTATTGATTTCATCAGAAAAGAAATCCCCGACTTTACACCCTATCACATTTGCTATCTTTTGAAGTGTTTCCACCGTTGGGTTTTTATTAATTGATTGAGATAAAGCACCTCGTGTTATAGGCTTACCGTTTTTGCTTTCCCATTCCGCAGCTATACGTTCGATAGTATAACCTTGAGCCTTAATAATTGATTTTATGTCCATCAGATGAATGTTTAGTTATTACTAACGGCAAAGATAAATATAAAAATGATATATGATTAGGAATAACTATTCGAAATATAGTTTTTGATATATTTTAATTAAACATTGGACTTGTGTTAAAGATTAGTTAAACCTAACGATTTACTTGTGTTTCGTTAGGTTTAACTATACATTTGCATCATCAAAATAAAACAACAGTACAATGGCAACACAGAAATACAACAAGAGTGAGATCATGAAGGAAGCAATATACGGACGTACATTCGGCTCGTGCCTTAAACAGGCTTGGGGATCGGCGAAAGCGATGGTGCAACTTGCGGAAAGATCCCATGCTGTAAGACTTACTCATGTCGGTATGGCTAGCCTTTATGCTAACAGGGTTTATTCGGGTGATTGATATACATTAATAATATAAGGAATATGGAAACGATAGAAGTATTGAAGAACGTACAAAGGATTGCGTTGGAGTGTATGATCGGAAGGAAACCGGTACATATAAATGTAGGCGTTATGCCGGAGACGGGCGGTTTATGCGTCACCGTACAAGACAGGTCTCACGAGGTGGTCTACATGGAGATATTCAATGACTGGATGCCGGATCATAAGGAATGGAATAAAAAGACCTACGATCGGTTCATGAGCGTGATAAGCGACATGACTTGCGTAAGGCTTGCGGGATAACTCGAACGATGGGGAGAGGATCGGAAGTAGATGCCCCTCCGGTAATATCGCCGGAGGGTTTGATGGAATTTTCAATAACAAATATATTAAGATCATGAAAGAATTAGTATTTAAAGGCGATAATAATCGCATTTTCACGAACAGCTTATTGGTCGCTGAGAAATTTAATAAACAGCATAAGCATGTGATAGAGTCGATAAAAAGAATAATTGACTCAGCCGATATTTCGGCTCAGTACTTTGTTTCAACTACTTACGTTGATAGTAGTGGGAAAAGTAATATAATGTATGTTATGAATCGTGATGGATTTACTCTTTTGACCATGGGCTTTACTGGTGATAAGGCCCTTCAATTCAAGTTAGATTATATTGAGGCTTTCAACCGTATGGAAGAGCAGATCAAGACTGGAGGTTTCCAGATTCCACAATCTTTCTCGGAGGCGTTGATGTTGGCGGCCAAGCAGCAAGAGCAGATAGAACAGGCAAATAGAACTATCAGCAAGCTCCAGCCCAAGGCCGATTTTGCGGACAAGGCTTTCGAGACCTCGGACAAGGTTGATATCGGTATGGCTGCGAAGATATTGAAATTAGGGTTCGGAAGAAACATCCTCTTCAAGAAGCTTAAAGAAATAGGCGTGTTCTTCTCCAACCGGAACGAGCCGAAACAGAAGTACATCAACGCCGGGTATTTCGAGATGACCGAGAAGTTTATTGAGAGGGAGAATCATCCGGGCTTTGTCGTGACGAAGGTACTCGTAACCCAGAAGGGGCTGGCTTACATAAACCATCTTCTGGGAGGTGATCCCGGTGACGGTAAGATTACTAGGATTGTTTGAAAGATTCCTTTCCTTGACTATGCCAAGTATAAAATGTGACCTAAATAGATTAGATGTACGGATTTAGTACGTATACCCAAGACTTTAACATTTTGTGACTTGAAAATAATTGTGAAATATTAAAAGATTGATTGAATATGAAAGAGAACGAGATTAAAAGCATCGTCGTGAAAGCCGACGGTAACGAGATCAAGGTTGACCACGCTCATGAGTTGGTTATTGGTGACTTGACCATAACCCCGGAAATGATGAGAGAGATAAAGAGTATGTCCACTTGCCTGTTCTCTAAGGATATGGACGATATGATAGATACGCTTATCAATTTGAGTTGCGAGGGTAATTACGAGGACGGGTATATCATGGACAAGATGAGGGCCGTGTCATGCGTGAGGGATTTCTTGCGGGTGATCGAGAAAGATAATACGATTGATTAGTTGATATTATCTTAATAGTCATTATCTTTGTGACAGAGCCAAAGAGCCGTACCGGAGACGTATTTGTCCCCGGACGGCTCTTCTTATTTATATGCGTATGATAAAAGCGGTATTATTGATAGGGGGGAAGAGGTATGACGTGACCGATCACCTAAAGAACTGGGAGGACGTGGAGATATCGGCTAAGAGGAAGGATATTGGCGGTGTCGTTCGATCCTTCTCCAACAAGTTCGAGTTCGTGAAGGGGGCATACGACCTTCTTGAGGCCGAGTACCTATCCAATTATACGAAAGCCTCGGCCATATTGGTGATAGGCGTGTTGAACGATAGCTGGGGGTATAACGAGAAGTTTCGTTGCAAGCTCGATTTCTCCACGTACCAGAGCGACGGGTATACGATATCCATAAACGCCATTGACGATAGCGTAGCGTCCATCATCAACGCAAACAAGTCGCAGGTATACGATATCCCGGTGTCGGAGCTAAAGGAGGATACATTGTATTATGACAGGATCTATCTTAACAACAATACGAAATGGTCCATAAATCCAAATGTGGATCAAACGCAAGATGACGTATATGAGGTTATCATAAATACAAAAGACATATACACGCTATTGCCAATAACTTATATAGATACAAATTTTGCCGTAAAGAACATAATAGATGTGTCGGATCAAATATTGAGTATCCATGAGGCTACTGGCGACAATTATATGATAAAAGGGATTACGCCACATCCTATAAAAATAAAAATTTCATTCAGTATCAAAGCTGGTAAGACAAGTGAGGAGATCGTATTGGCCTTGTTTTTTGTTATACTAAACAAGGGAGGGGATATCTTACGAGAAGAAAGGACTTACATACCATTATCGGATACATATATAAATATAGATAAGACATTTGACATATCATTAGATCCGGACGATAGATTTGCCGTTTATTTCAACTCTGCGGGAGGTCATAGTACGGATATTCATTTGACAATTAAGGATGTAAAAGAGATATCCGTATCTTATATAGGTCGAAATAAGCCGGTAGAAATAGACGCTTTCTCCCCTAAAAAACTATTATCCTCGTTATTGTCAAGGATGGGCGTGTCATTGTCCGGCGATATCGTCTCCGGTTCCATGCCTATACCTTGGATGATGGCCGCTGAGAGCGTGAGAGGAATAAAGGACGCGAAGGTCCATACGTCCTTCTCCAAGTTCTGTGATTTCGCCAAGGCGTTGCTTGGGTATGATTACGAGATACTGGATAATAGCGTGCGTTTCCGGCATATGAATGATTTCTTCGTCAATGAGACGAAAGAATTGGATCACGTGAGCAATATGGAGCTATCCGTGGATGAGTCGTTGATATACTCTGGGGTTGAAATTGGATTCGACAAGCAGGACTATGATGAGATAAACGGGCGTGACGAGTTTCACTTCAAGAGCAGTTTCAGCACGGGATTGGACATAAAGGACAACATACTGTCATTGATAAGCCCGTATAGGGCAGATTGCTACGGATTGGAGTTCCTCGCTAACGAGCGTGACGAGGAATCGAAGGATACGGATTCTGACAATGACATATTTATTGTCCACGCTAGGAAAGATGGGGATAGGTTAGTTCTGGTAAGAGAAGAGAATGGGGGAGCTATATATGCCGTGACGGGAGTATTGTTCCCCGACACTATCTTTAACGCCTCCTACTCGCCGAGAAATATGCTTCTCGTCAATAAGGAAAGGCTCGGGATATGCACGGATTACCTGTCTTTCACGGCCTCGGACGGAAACTCCTCGATATCGATAGGAGGCGTATCGGAGACCCTTCCTATATCCCTGCCGGTTAACGACCGGAGGATTAGGATCGATAAGGTGTCCTTGGAGACCCCGGGGTTATCCCCGTTCCCGGGTAATTACAGGGGCAAATTGTCGTTCTCGTACGCAGGGAGATCGTACGAGGGATGGGTTAGCGAGATAACGGAGAAGATAGGGAAATACCAAACGGCATCCTATTCGCTGATATTGTCTAAAATTACATGAATTTGTTTTGACAATTGATCCTTATCCCCTATATTTGTAGGACATAACAAAAAAGAAATTAGAGCCTAAGAGCCATACCCGGCGGGAGTCGTATCCTGCGGGGTATGGCTCTTTTGGCGTTTATAGGCGTATGATAAACGTGAGCAAGATATCACCGTTGCTTTTTGACGTGGGCTATAACGGCATCGAGATGGAGCGTGAGTATATACAACGCTTCTCTAATGCCGAGAATATAACCGTGCAATGCGTAGTATCCCCTTCCACCACTTTGTCTATGAGGTTGTTCGACCTTTGCGCCAACGATAGCTTCGTCATATCCCCCATATCCTATGAGATCAACGACTCGAATAAGCTTCTGGAGTTTATCGTTCCAAGAGGGAATAGCCTTTATAGGGCTTCCATAATCGGGAGTGAGGGGCAGATAAGCAGTCTCCCCTTCCGGTTTTGCGATAACGGGGAATTGGAGGGGCTGACGGAGGTGTCCTATACCAACAGGGATAATATCACCTCGTTCGGGGCGGTATTTGAGGTTGGAAACAATCAAAGGACTTTCAAGCTATGGATAGAGGGAGGGTTCAAGTCGGATGGGCATTCCCTTAACGTTAGCAACGAGCAGTTCAGGACACAGGGGCAAGAGATCATAGAGCTTTACGCCGTACCGTATCAGGTGGACACGCTCACGATAGGGGATAACGAGGGGGTACCTTTCGAGATGGCCCGCTTGATCAATAACATATTCTGTCTGTCCGAGGTGAGGATAAACGGCGTTAGGTATGTCCGGAGCGAGTCCAGCGTACCCGAGAGGCAAGTGATAGCCGAGAGATACCCGTTGTTTGATTATACGTTTAACGTTGAGAGAGCGGAGAATATCTCCTTTAACGGGTTCACGGAACAGTCGGACGGATCTTGGGTCACGGGTTCCATAAGCGTGAACGTGGCAAACGCCAAGGACGGGCAGGTTCTGGTGTATGATGATTCCGTGGGGGCCTTTGTCAATCAATCAAACTTGGATTCGTTATGAGCAAAAAGAAATTGACCAAACATATATGGTACGGGTCGGACACGGTGATGTCCGAGGGTAAGCTGCAAGCGGCTCCTCCTCCCGTCGCTATAGATGACGGGACCAAGGAATGGCACCTCTCCGGATTGACGAGGGGCGAGTTGTTCGTGAATGATTACGCCGGAGACCCCGCCTTGTTCATCCTTGCCAGTGATAATAAGGTGCGAAGGATAGGCGGTCAAGGTTCCGGAAGCGGAGGTGAGGGGGGAGGAGGCGATTTCTCCTTGGCGCAAGGTCCGGGTATAGAGATAAAATCGGATATCAATAATATATATACGATTTCCCATAAGGATACCTCTTCGCAAGAGAGTATAAATAAGACGAAGAAGAAAGGTATTGCGTCCGTATTGCTAGATGGCTTCGGCCATGTCACGGGCTTGGATACCTGTGACATCCTCGATCTTGAGGACTTGGATAAGAGGTATCTTCGCAAGGATATCAATGACGAGGCGGCGGGAGAGATCATCTTCGACAAGAAGATAGGCTCCTCCATCTTCCTCGACGGCATGGACGGTAAGGGCTGGGAGATCAAGGCCGACGGTTCCGGTATCATGGAGGCGTTGAAGGTGCGTTCCGACATATACGCCGGTAACAAGATCGGCTCCATATCGTTCGCCCCCGGCTTCACCGGCTGGGGCACGGAGATAGACATCCCCACGGCCACGGGAACCTTTGACAACATATTCGTTAGGAAGACCTTCACGGCCTACGAGATAGTGTATTCGCAGATATACGGGTTGGGCGGCAACCAGATCGTGTCCGATATCAACAAGATCGGGAGGGTCGAGAGGCTGTCCGATCGTTGGAGATGCTACATGGACGACATGGACGGTCTCATGCTGATGAACCTCAGGGAAGGTGACGGAGTGAGGATACAGAGAAGGAACGGTATCACGTCCACTAAATATCTATTCGGTCGCTGTATCGGTATCTCATCCGACTATTTCGACGTGGCCTACCCGCTGATAGAGGGTACCGGCGAGCCAGAGGCTGGGGATTTCGCCATGCGATGGGGTAACGACAGGGATACCACTAGGCAGGGCCTTATCTACCTGACATCGGCGGATCAAGGAGCGCCGTTCATTGCCGTATATGACGGTATCACGGGCGTTTCCACGCAAGACACGCTGAAGGCCCAGATAGGCAACCTCTCCATGATCCGTACCAAGAACGGGACCCAACTGAAGGGTTACGGGGCTTACCTTAACGGGATCTATATAGAGAACTCGTCCATATACCTCGATAACGGCATGACCGTGGAACAACAGTTCTCCGTGATGAACGGGGAGCTGAGGAGCGAGATCGAGGGGTTAAAGAACGACATGTCTCTGGAATCCGGGAATATACTTGTCAATTCCACGTTCGGGAAGGACACGAATTATTGGGCGGAGGCCAACGACATCCATTTCATCAACGTGAGCGGCAATCTCCTGTGGGTGGGCGGTTCTTTTTACTCGGACAAGAGGAAGGTTTCCGATATCTATAGGGATGGCAACAGGAACGTGCTTCGCATCAAGGACACGTATATATTCCAGCGTAACGACGTGATGAAAGTTCCTGAGTTGGAAGAGAGCGATGAGGGTCATACGTTCTCCTTCTCCTTGTTTTACAAGGTCATGAGACGAGGTGTTTTGACGGTGGGTTTCGCCGGGCAGGAGTTGTACGACTCCTTGACCCTCGATCCGTCCGACGAGTACGTCAAGCTGTCAAAAGCCGGCAAATGGGACGGTACCGGGGATTTCAGGATCGGATTCACCGGCGAGATATTGATATATGGAGTGTCGTTGTTCAACGACCGATTGGCCGATGCCGTGATAAAGCTTGAGACGCGGATCTTGCAGACGGAGGAATATATAAAGTTACTGGCCACTAAGGAGTACGTGGACTCGGAGACAGGTGCGATATATACCAAGTATGACGCTGAGTTGTCGGTCATGGCCGAGGAGATATCCGCCCGTGTGACGGAGGAGCAATTCGCCACGGCGCAAGAGGCCATAACGCTGGCCAATAACGCCGCCAAGGCCGCCCAGACCGCCGCCGATAACGCTAACCAGTCCGTGACAAGCCTTAACACATACGTTGACGGCGCTTTCGCCGACGGTATCATAACGGAGGCCGAGGCCAAGGCCATAGAGAAGTACCTGAATACGGTGAACACGTCCAAGGACAGCGTGACCGCCACTTATACGAAGTTGTATTCCAACACGTACCTTGACGGTGCGGCCAAGACCGGTCTTAAATCGGCCAAGGATGTCTTGGACTCGTCTATAAGCGCCTTGATAAGCAGTATCAACACGGCCATAGCGGACGGAAAGACCACCGCCTCGGAGAAGGCCGACGTGGATAAGAAATTCGCGGCCTTCAACACGGCCATGTCCTCGTTCGAGAGCGCCGTGGAGACGGCGAACAAGTATATACAGGACAAGTTGAAGGACTATACCGATACGGCGACAAACCAAGTGAAGGTGAAGCTGGAGTCGGACTTGTCGGTACAGGCGGGACAAATCACGGGTATATCCACTAGAGTGGATAATATAAGGAATGAGATAGATACGGCGGGGTGGATCAATACCACGACGGGGAATACCTTGTTCGCCGCCAAGAGCTTGGAGAACGGTGATAAGATCATATCGTATATCAATCAGACGATAACCACCACCACGATAAAAGCGGAGAGAATTGATCTTGTAGGAGTGGTAACTATATCGATGCTTGATAGTAGCTTGCGTAACACTATTAATGATACAGTCTCTGACGTAAATAAAGCTTCCGATATAACGAGCGCTTTCTATCGGTTTAGTAATGATGGGATGAGTTTAAATCGTAGGATAGAGGTTGGCTCCGGTTCTATTGAAAATCTCACCGTAAAAGGAGGTATATCTCCGGATGTCAATAACGTGTGTTTTTGGGCTGGAGGCACATATGGCCAAGCGGTGAATAATGAGGCTAAGATCGTTTTACGACATGATGGGTCGGGATTCCTAGCCGATAAGAATATCTCTTGGAATACATCAGGGGATTTAAGTATAATAGGAAAAATACAAACCTCAGATAATGGGAACCGAATTATAATAGACCCATCGACGAGGAGTATTCGTATGATTAATGATAAAAACTCATTAACAGGAGAGATTTTGTTTAATGATATGTCTGGGTATCAATCCTTACCCGCATTCCATATTTATATGAGAAACGCATCTTCCGGTGTCTCTAATTATCGAATTTCCATGGGATATTTTGGATTTGGGTCTTACGATAATGCAGGAAGTACCTTGTTTAATATATCCCCGTCGGGATTAATGACATTTCCGTATATGTCAACAGTGGACCCAAAGGTGAAAGGAGCGATATGGAGGGATGGGAATATGCTTAAAATATCTTTAGGATAATATTAACAATTAAAATACAATTAGTCATGAAAGTAAATTTCAACAAGCCTCTAAAGACCTTCAGGGGGGAAGACATGAAGGACGAGTTCGGAAAAGTTCAGGTCATCAAGGATATCGTATGCGCTAGGCTTTACTCTTCCGGCGATGAGATGAACGAGGACGAGAAATATGAGTCCTACAAGCTGATGACAAGGATCAACGCCGCCGATGGTGATATGGACATCAGCGACAAGGAATCCGTATTGATAAAGAAATGCTGTAACAAGACATTGACCGCCGGCGCTTTCGGGCAGATCTTCGACCTTTTAAACGTGTAAGACCATGGAGATAACGAGCGACACAAGGACGATAAACGGCTACTCGGAAGTGGCTGGTATCAAGATACAGTATTCCGCCTCTGTCAAGACCGATGAGCGGATAGACCGGATAATCGGCTCTTTTATCAAGGACGGGGTACGTGTGGGATCTCTTACCTACGAGCGTAACGGGCAGTTCTTCATGTCGGTGGACAAACCCGGCGTGATAACGAGCAAGGAGGAGGCGGTGGCCGTAGCCACGAAGTTCTTTAACGACACTTACGAGATGTTGAACAGTCAAGCGGGAGAGTAATATATGGAAAGCGTTATCCTATCATCCGGCACGGTCGTGACCCCGGAGGACATCCAGAAGATAGCCTCCGCGGTCAACGGCCTGTTGCTTACCACGTCTAAGGATCCGGGACAGTACGAGGAGGCCAATAGCCTGCAAGGTATATCGTCCTTGCCGGTGTTCAGGCAATCCGGCTCGGCCTATGACCTCGTTCGTGTGGCTATCTCGCTGTTAAGGGGCGTTGACGGGAAGCAGATCGTCTTGCAGGTGACGGCCGATTACGTCCAGTGGCGTTACGAGGACGGGATGTGGCAGAACCTGATACCGCTCGCCGACTTGAAGAAGCCGGCCACGGACGCAGCCGCCGATGTCCGGGCTAGGATGGACGCTATCGTCAGCGAGGTGAACGCCTTGAAGACCCAGATCCAGAACGACGTGAGGCATGCCTTGGAGAGAGCAGATGCGGCCACGGAGAAAGCGAACACGGCCGCAGAGAACGCCAAATCGGTGTCTGACCATCCGGGCTATATCGGCGATGACTTCCATGTGTACACGTGGGATTACGCTACCGGGGCGTATATCAAGACGGACAGGATCCTGAAACCGGAGGCGTTCACGATCTACAAGGTCTATAAGTCCGTCTCGGCGATGGAGTCCGACAAGGCGAACGTCCCGGAGGGTAAGTTCGTCATCATCAACACGGGCAGCGTGGAGGAGGAGGATACGGGCAAGCTATATCTGAGGACATCCACAGGATATGACTATATCGTGGATGTGTCCGGTATGCGTGGCTTCACGGGCAAGACCCCTCAATTCTCCATAGGCACCATAACGGCGGGCACGTATCCTTCCGTATCGTTGTCCGACGGTGGCACGGACGCATCCGGCAACCCCGTCTACAGGATGAACTTCGTGTTGCAGAGAGGCCCTAGGGGGTTCTCACCCAAGATCACGATAGGCAAGGTGACGACCGGGCTTCCGGGAACTGTGGCCCAAGCCACGATAACCGAGAAGGGGGAGACCGAGGAGGGCGTGCCCTTGGCCGAGCTGGATCTTACCATCCCGCAAGGACAGGACGGGGCGGTGGCCGGCGTATACAAGACAAGGGAGATCGACCATGTTCCGGGGGCTAACGACGTGACCTACGAGGAGGGCAGTGAGACCAAGAGCTACCCTATAGGCGGTGAGGTCTATCTAAGGGAGGCTCCCGGAGACGTTACGTTCTACAAGCTCCACGACATAGTGGAGGGTAAGGCCATATGGGAGGAGTCTTCCGGTGCCGCCTTGCCGGGGAACGTCTACTTGACCGGGGCGAATTACTACAATGAATCAGTAACAATAATAGATAAAGGGATATTATCATGAGCAAGAGAGGAGCTTACGTATACCAACAGATAGAGCAGTCCACCGCCGAGTGGACGGCTGACAGCACCATATACCCGCCGTCGCTATGGCTTTTCGAGCGGTTGGCGAACGGCAATTTAAACATGAAGTTTTCGGACGGTATCCATACGTACGCCGAGCTTCCATTGATGATGCAAGACATCAAGGTGAGGATAAAGACTAACACGGATACGGAATACGTCTTGGAGATAACCTCCGCTGAGGGAACCATAACCACGCCTAACTTGCGTGACCATTACGACGATACGGATATCTGGAATCTGGTCACCGGTCTAAGGACGGACGTTAATAAGTTAAAGCCCGTTGTCACATCCACCCCGTCTAACGGCCAGATAACCATAACGCCGGACAAGGCCCAAAACGAAGATCCGGACGTGTCGATAACGCTGGAGACCAAGGGGGACAAGGATAAGTCTCTGATGGCTGATGGCAAGTACCGCAAGCTGCCCGTGTACGGCAGGAACCTGTTGCTGGGATCAGGGAAGGAGGTGAGTAACTCGAATTACAATATCGCTGATTATTGGCTAACTGAACCGATATCTAAAGGAACACAAGTAACATTGACTATTTTTGGAGAATTGGGTGATGATAAGGAAATGTTCACTATATATAACTCTACTGGTGCAGTAGGTTCTATGGCTCAGTTCAGTAAGGCTGACTTTGTGAATGGGAAGGCCAGTAAGGCTTTTAAATGGATTACTAATATCGGAGATGCAGTAGCTGATAATACACATATGGTTGTATTTAGTTCTCCTAAAACTGGCACATCAACTTCCACCATCCACAAGATCAAGCTCGAGTACGGCGACATCTCCACCGAGTGGACCCCCGCTTGGGAGGACATCCCCGACATCGAGGAGCGGTACGCCTATGGTGTAGAGTGGGACATGGCATCGTCAAGCCCGGACGGGAAGCGTGTTGGAAATATGCAACTGCATAGGGAGTTGCCGGTGCAGAGCGGGATGAGAGGAGTCGTGTTAGATAATAATGGAGGAGTATATTATTATCATGAACCAACGGCATGGAAGATGACATTTGCGTCTAAAGATTATGCGTCAATGGTAGAGATTCCCGATCATTGGTATAGAATATACATAACTGGGACTAAATTTAAAATGATGTTATCTTCGATTCCATTGCCCGGATACAAGCATATAAGCAAATTCTATATAGGCTCAAGTGAGGCGCAAATGCTTAGATCTTTAGGGTTATTGATGTCGGATAAAACAAACTCTACTGATACAAGAGGCGGCGACAACACCGCCGAATGGGACGGAACCTACCGTTCCCTACTCGGCCGCCCCGTCACCAACCTCACCCGAGACCAATTCCGACAAGCCGCGAGGAAAAGAGGCAGCGGATGGGAAATGTATACCTATAACGCCCACAAGATCCTGTTCTGGCTATTCGCCGTCGAGTACGCCACGCTGGACAGCCAGAAGCCTTTCAACGCCCAGAAGGACGCTAACGGCTTCGCACAAGGCGGCCTAGGTCCGGGACCAACGCAAATGACGGATTGGACTAACTTCAACAAGATCAATCCACTTATCCCATGCGGCTATACCAACGAGTTCGGGAACGGCTCGGGAGAGAAGGCATATGTCGTGAAGAACGCTTCCGGCGGTACTCACGCCACGTTGATGGCTAACAGGTATCGTGGCATAGAGAATCCGTTTGGACACATATGGAAATACACTGACGGGGCCAATATACAGGTCACCACGGGCGATGCCGGATTATCCATATTATGGACTACCGATGACCCATCGAATTTCAGCGACACATCTTACACAGGCTATAACAAGAAAGGCAACATCTGCCGTACCAATGGTTATGCCAAGAAGATGCTCCTAGGTGAGGATGGTGATATCGTAGCTACGGAGATCGGCGGTAGTAGTTCTACCTACTGGTGCGACTACTATTACACCAACACATCGGCTAACCGCATGCAGGTGGTGCTGGTTGGCGGTTCTGCGGACTACGGGTCGTATGCGGGCCTCGCTCACGTGAATACGTCTTATGCGCCTTCCGATGCGTCTCGTAACGTCGGTTCGCGCCTTTGCTTTTTCCCCGAATATCGTAAAACGTCGGCGTAGCCGCACGTATCACGTCGGGATTTTTTTGTATAACGTTTAATGAGGATAAAAATGGAAGAAGAAAAGAATAAAGATGACGGCAGCTTGTCGTTCTTGAATATCCCAAGGGATAAGAACTCAAGGCATTTTAATTGTCCGGAGATCACCCAACAGAAGTTGACGAATCTCACGTTCTGGGTAATTGATTACATGGATGGCGTGTCCACCAAGTTCGGGAAAGACAGGGCGCTTGTCATGATCAAGGAGAATCTAGAGGATAAGGATAGTGATGCCAAGAAATTCTTTACGAACTCCCAAGAGATCAAGTACGTTCTTGGTAAGATAAAGGAGATGGACAAGTTCCCGAGGAAAGTGACGATGCGAGCCTCCGGGAACAGGTATTATCTCGAATGACGGAATGAGGGTCGATCATCCCTAGGTGGTGCTGGTTGGCGGTAATGCGGACAACAGGTCGAATGCAGGCCTCGCTAACGTGAATACGAATAATGCGCCTTCCGATGCGAATCGTAACATCGGTTCGCGCCTATACTTTTAGAGAGGGGAAAAGATATTTAGATAACAAACAGGGATGGTGGCCTCGCCTCTTGGCGAAAAAAGTCTCCCCATATAAAGGGTGTTGGTAGGGAAACCGAAGACTCCCTATGATAAAAAGCAAATTAATGACAATAAAATGAAGAGAATAGGGAATTTATTTGATAAGATAGCGAATATGGACAACTTGATACTTGCGGACATGAAAGCCCGAAGGGGAAAGAAGGATTCATACGGCATAAGGTTGTTCGACAAGGGCAAAGAGGGTAATCTAAGCCGTTTACTAAAGTCTCTGCTGGATGGCACGTTCAAGACTTCCAAGTACCGGACTGATACCATCTATGAGCCAAAAGAAAGGATCATCTTCAAGCTCCCTTATTATCCGGACAGGATATTGCATCATGCCATAATGAACGTCATGGAACCTATATGGGTTTCCGTGTTCACGGCTGATACGACATCATGTATCAAGGGAAGAGGAATAACGGAGGCGTATAAGAGGACAAGACGGGCTTTGTCCGATCGTGAATCCGTCTATTGCCTCAAGGTTGATATCCGCAAATTCTATCCGTCAATAGACCATGAGGTGTTGAAAGGCATCGCTCGGAAGAAGATCAAGGACGATCGCTTGCTTATGTTGTTGGATGAGATCATTGATTCCGCTCCCGGCGTTCCGATCGGGAACTATCTTAGCCAATATCTTGCGAATCTTTATCTCGCCTATCTGGATCACGAGATAAAGGAGATTATAGATATAAGGCATTATATCAGATACGCGGATGACATGACTTTTTTCCATCATGATAAGTGTTTCTTGAGAAACGTATTACTTCCGTGGCTTATCGATAGATTGGCCGTGTTGAAGTTGGAGCTGAAAGGGAATTACCAGATATTTAAGATCGCTGAGAGAAGATCGGATAAAAGCGGCCGTGGTATAGATTTCGTGGGGTTCGTTTTCTATAAGGAGCATATACGGATAAGGAAGAGGACTAAGCAAAATCTATGTCGTGCGGCGGCTAGATTGAATAAAGTCCCGAATATATCCTTAACGGAATACAAGGCAGGTCTAGCCGGTTGGCTGGGCTGGATATATGATAGCGATAGCAAGCATTTAGCTAAGAAAATTTTAAAACCAGAGTTTTATGAAGCGATCATGGAGCGACACAATGCCGCCTAGAATAGAGCGGGACGGTGACGGTTCCTACCTGTACCGGTGGGACGTTAGAGAGGAGACAAGGGAGATGGGTGACGATATGGCCCCTGTGATCTCCTATAGTTACAACGAGGTCAGGGTATGGCCTACCTTATCAGCGAATAAGCTGCTTGAGGCCTGCATAAACGCCCTTTGGGACAAGGACGTGGAGCAAAAGAAACTGAACGACTACAACGCCGCCCAGCTGGGCATACTGGACTTGTCATACGTGGAGTCTTATAAGACGTTCCTTAACGAAAGGAAGGCGTTGAAAGACCGTGTGGATAGCGATTTCGCCGAGTGGGAGGCGGCGAGAGAGGATGAGAGCATAGTGGTTGTTTAACTAATTAAAAAAAAAGGATCGGAAGAATGGATTGGACGATGATGTTAACCGCCGTATTAACCTTTGTTGGAGGAGGTGGTCTTGGAGCAGTGCTGATGTTTCCGCAAAAGAGGAAATCGGCCGAGTTGGAGAATGAGACGAAAGCGAGTGAGCAATGGAAGGAATTGTATATCAAAAGTCAGGAGGAAAAGAAAGGTTTGAGCAATCTTATAGATAAACTATACGACGATCAGGGACATTTTCGTGACGAGAATAACCGTCTTACAACCCAGATAGCGGTATACAAAGTACTTAAATGCAGAGATTTGAAATGTACCAATAGGAATCCTCCTATCGAGAACAATATAAATAGTGAGGATAAGGAGGATAAAGATTGCGATAAAGAAGGCTCCCCAGATCCAAAAGGATAGGGGAGCCGGATAAATTTTAGCTTCCTGTCTTTCGCAAGGGAGGATAGCAAGGTTAACAAAGCGTCACAAATATACGAATAAAATCAAATAACAATGGCAGAGAAAAAATTACCTAGAGGGTTGCGAAACTGCAACCCGGGAAACATTCGGATCAATAGTGATCTCTTTCAAGGCGAGATACGACCTAGCAAGGACAAGTCGTTTAAGCAGTTCGAGACTATGGCCTATGGCTATCGGGCGATCTTTAAGATCCTGTCGAACTACTATAACAACTATAAGCTTGACACGATTCGCAAGATGATAGGAAGATGGGCGCCTCCGGAGGAGAACCATACCGAAAAGTATATCCAGTTTGTATCAGATTACGCCGGTATCCCGGCTGATGATCCTATCAACATCAACGATCGTGAGCAGATGATCCGGATCGTGGCAGCGATGAGCAAGGTGGAGAATGGTAGGGAGGCTGATATGTCGGATGTTATTGCGGGGTGGAATCTGTTATGAGAGCATGGCAGGTTATATTAATACTAGTGTGCTTGGTAGCCAGTTTCACGGCTGGCTACCATATCCGGGGGGATGAGGATGGCAATCAAATACATAAGACCGACACGTTTACTTATGTTGACACGATACATGACAGCATCCCGTACCCGGTCTATGAGACACTGGTACAAACAATACCTGAGCCGTTTCCTGTTTATATCACGTTGGACGGTGACACGGTAAAGGAACCTGTATATGTTCCGGTACCCATAACCAGCAAGGAGTACAAGACGGATGATTACCGGCTGTCAATATCCGGCTATAAGCCTAATCTTGACTACATCGAGGTTTATAGAAGGACTGAGTATATAACCAAGACAATGAATCCACGTAGATGGGGAATAGGAGTTATAGCAGGTTATGGGATCGGTAAGAATGGCTTGTCACCCTATGTCGGGATAGGCGGGTTTTATAGAATTTGGTGAGGCTTCCATGGCTCACGCCCGAGAAACCTCTGATAATAGAATGAATGCGTTATATGAATAACAAGGGCTGACGTTTTTTGTTCATGATTAATTTAATATTAGTTTGATGGTGACTTCGTGAGAACGAGCCGGAAAGGGAGGATAAAGAAAAAGAATCTTCCCTAAATAATCGGATCGGAAGTTTGATTATTTTTTCATGCCACGCACGACGGGAAGATTCTTATATGTCTTTCTGCCGTGCATTTTTTTGCCCGGCTTGATAGTAAAACAAACCACGAAATAAAAAGTTTATGAATAAGGTGGAAATTTTTTACAAAAAAGTGATAGAGACAGTCTGCAAGGAGTGCGGGACCGATCCGGTAATGATGTTTAGCAACAACAAGGAGCGCAATGTTGACGCTCGGGGAGTGGCTATAACCATACTGGCCGATCGCAAGTTGAGCGACAATATCATATCCGATCTGACGGGAATGACGAGGCAAGCCGTCAACCGGATGCGGAACTTGTATCCGGACAGGATAAGGAGGAGTTACTATCTGAGAAGGACGGTGGAGAGCGTCAAAGAGGAGCTATCCGGTACGCTCTGAGGGTGCGTTATGTTGTAAGGCATGTGATTTGTCTATGAAAAAATTTTCATATAACAAAATTTTGTGCGACCTTTGCGGCGTAAAAGGTGATTTTGTAGCCTCGTCAAGTAACCAGCCTTGGCAGAGGCTTTGTTGTATACGAAAAGTTTCATTATGGAAATATATATGCCACATGCGGTAAATGATATTAGGATAGGAGAAGCCTTCAATCATCTATTCAGGATAATCCTGAAAATGGAGAATTCCGATGATGATGATTTCATATGGAACTTCCAATATACGGCATTTGTGACTCCATTTTTCTTATTGCCTCTTATGCTTTATAGAGATAAGTGCGGTAAGAATGTGGTTTGCAAGAATATATCGGACAGTGTTAAAAGCTATCTGGACTCTATTCATTTTGAAGGAGGTGTAGTAGCTGACAGTGTTAGTGATTTTCATAATTATATGGAATATTTTTCTATGAAAAAATATATTCCTATAATAAAGTTTCCGGGATGTAAAAGCAAGGATAGCATAAAAAACGATATACTGTCTGTAGCAGAGAATATAATGATAAGGCAATTAAATATTGAAGGAGAGTTGAGAAAGGCTTTATCTTATATGCTGACTGAGACGATTGACAATATATCTGAACATTCAGAGAGTGAATTTGGTTATATATTTGCTCAGTATTATCCGTCAAAGAGTTATATAGACATTTGCATAGCGGATAATGGTATAAGTATACTGGGTAGTTATGTTAAGTCTGGCAAGGGAGGTATAACTAACGATGTGGAGGCTTTAAAAAGCGCTGGAAAGGGTATATCGACTAAAAATTTACCAGATACCGAGAATCGTGGTTATGGTATAAGTACTTGCAAGAGAATGTTGTCTAAGGGACTTGGAGGAACATATTTTTTGCTGTCTGGGCAAGCGTTTCATCTTATGTCAGAGGAAGAGACATCATATATAGGACTTCCTGATTATATAAAATGGGATGGAACTATAGTGGCATTAAGGATACCATATAAAGAGGAAAGGATGTTTAATTTTTATGAATATTTAGAATGAAGATCATGGAAAAGACAATTGTGATATCAGAATTGATAAGGGGAGAGCTTCGTTCTAGGACAGAAGCTAAAAAAATCTATATGAGGGCTAAGGATTTGAATAGCCCATGTGTACGTATAGATTTTAAGGATGTATACTTTATGTCTCGATCATTTGCGGATGAGTTATGCAATACAATAGAGGCTTTGGCCTTGGATAAAGTGAGGGTCTCTATGGAGAATGAGAACGACTCTATAGATCTGATGATGAAAATAGTAAAAGGTAATAGAAATAAACCGAGGAATATGCATGAGGACAGTGAGGTTAAAGAATTTTCGGACATGGATTCATTGTCAGAGTTCCTGTCTACCATATAAAATTATTTCATGCTATATAAAAGAGAATGATATGAAAAATTTAGATGAAAAAATAGCTAAGGAGTATAATGAATTCCTAGAAAGGAATAGTTTTGATAAATACTCAGATAGAAAAAACATATATCTAGTCCAAACACGCTACAATGCATGTATTGGAAACAGCCTTGCATAAATTAGGAGAAGAGCTCCTTTCCATATCATAATAAAGCCTCCCTTAAAAGGTAAAAGCGTCGTCAACACAAATTGGCGGCGCTTTTTTTGTCTCATCCCCTTCCGCAAAGAACTAGCAACAACCTCGCAGCAAGCTAGCAAGGAGATATTTATTTAGCAAGGCACTTCTCTGGATTTTTGTGGTGTCCGGGATACCCGGACATGATCATTAAAAAATCTAGGTTATGAGAATTAAAGGAATGAATGGTGAGGAGTACAGTGTCACCGGGCAAGGCCAAGGTAATTACAACACCGTGGGAGCTTCCGCAGGTATCGCTTCTTTCTTGGGATTGAACGCCGGGAATCTTTTGGGTGGTTGTGGCAACGTAAGGAACGCTGGATATGGCGGTCCGGTTGAGGTAATCACATCCGAAGACAGGCCTATTTCCCGCTATGAGGCTGGGATGATGGATAAGATTTCCGCTAAGGACTCTGAGATCGCCTTGTTGAAATCCAACACTTACACTGACCAAAAGTTGGCGGATGTTTATGACCGCTTGTTGACAATCATCAACAGGAACAAGGAGGAACAAGCCTCAATTAACATGAACCAAGCCGTTTACAATGGGACTAACACCGCTACATTGAAATGCATGCAACAGCAGATCGCGGATCTAGCGGCATTGAGCGAGTTGGTGATCCCGCAACGTAAGGTTTGTGATACGGGATGTTGCGGATGTAATTGATGATGACCATGTACTCTAACGCTCAAAAACTGGCGGCTGTGCTCAATAAGTGGGCACAGCCCGCTATCCAAGGTCTCTTGGGAACTCGGTTGGGACAACTTCCTTTCATAGCGAACATAGACGCTAAGTTACGCTCCACGGGTTGGGTAAGTCCCATGTGGAGCATATCCAAGGAGATATCCCCATTGCTAGACGGATTGTCATCCTCATTAGTTGAGCCGATGTTGGCTCGGTACCTTCAAGGCATCCCCGATGAGGCTATCCCGGAGTTGGCGCACAAGGTGGTGGAGGACGCTATAAGAAACGGCGGGCTTTCCCTGTTTGAGGGAAAGGTCGAGTTCGAGACCGATGACTTGGAGGAACTAAGGACGTTGTTGCGTTACAATCTTCCGGTCCCGGAAAAGACCGGCTCATACGAGGTATTGACAGAGGAACCTATTCCACAAGGTGATGATGTGGATAAATAAATAATCAATAATAATTACGATCATGATTCAATTAACACCAATTGCGATCGCCGCTACCAGCCAGCAATACTTGACTAATGTAGTGGAGAATTTATGTCAGGCCTATTGCGCAGACAATGGCGTACAGCCTACCGGCATAGTCAATTTCACCGTCGCCGAGCAAAGTACGGTGAATACGCAAACGACGGTTACGATCAATGCCGCCGTACTTGTGGCTTATACGCCCAAGGGATCCTGCAGGACGGTTACCAAGCAATGGGTCGAGCAATTCAAGGTAGCTTTTATCGGGGCCGCTGGCGCTGTTCCCACGATATCTCTTACCCCTCTCGTCACCCAAGTCACGCCCGAGAACGTCAAGTGTTGTAACCGTGCCTACGGTGTAAGTTTGGCTACCCCATTGACTATTTCCGCTACCTTTCCAGCGGCTCCCGGCGCTTGATTCATTAATGTTTAAAATGCAAGATCATGCGTTACAAAGAACTGATGAAGGATTACCACTCAAAAGGGATGGTATCCGAAAAAAAGATGTGGGAGGCCATATGCGAGCTGGACGAGGCTATGGAGTGTCTAAAAGAGAAAGATCCCGACACGTATGACGAGGCCATACGTGATATACATGAGGTTTTTTGTGGGCCTCATTATAATGAGCATTTCGCTAAGATGGACGTGGCGGCAATGCACCATAAAGGCAAGTCGGGGGAGGATAAGGGTGAGCACTGGAACATCCAGCAAGTAACCGCCGTCGCTAAAGGCATGAGCGTACCGGGCAACGCTAATATTTGGGATGTTTACGTTGCGCTAAATTCAGCGTGGCACGACAAGGAAGTAAAGTTCACGGAATGGTTCGGTCCGGATGCCGAGAAAAAGATCATCGAGGACGCTGTCAATTTCTACTTCATGGATGATGACGCTCCTGAAGGCAAGGTCTGGATTTACATGTGCGCCATGGATGACTAAGAAAACCAAAAATAAAGGACACGCAAAGAAGGAATCCGCAAGACGGGAGATAGACCGCCTCACGGATTCCTTGGATTTCGAGCCTGTCAACTTCTATGAGGTGATGGCCCGGATACGGCACTTGATGTGCCTGTTATAGTCCAATATCGCTTAATAACCCACTGAATAGATGAGCGTAATACAGAGGTTGTGTTTCTTTGGGATTGTTAGGGTTTACTTGGTTCTCCCCATATTTAAGCCCGGCAGCTGTCAAGGATTTGAACTTCTTCATGCCCTTGCTGGATTGTCGTTGCAAGGTCGTTAACAACCCCTTTGCGGCCATTCTTGCGTTGAATGCCTGTGCGGATATTTTTAATCCGTTAATTCCCAGTAGTTCAGTGGCTGACAATAATTGATCCTTGGATTCCGTATAGTCCGGGGTAGGCAAACCCAATGGATCGAGTATCTGCTTTGCCATGAGCAATTTAGAGCTATCATTTAAGTTTAGGAATTTTGCCGCCCACGAAGCCGCCTTCATTTTGTCGGATAGCGATAACGTTTGTTCCGTTGGTTTGTGAAATACCTTCCTATACACCTCGAAAACTGGTCTTACTTTTCTCGCTATAAAGAACTCCATACATGAAACGGTAAGTTTATAGTCAATCTTATTGTTTCCTCCCCAGCTTGTTTCATCTTGCTTGCCATTTTGGGCAAGCGTCTTGTAATCAACCCCCTCAATAAATTGTTCATTTGAAGTCAATGCTCTAACGGCCTTCCCTTTTTCAGAATAGACTAATGGCCAAACTTCGTCAAGATTGATTGGAAACTCATCATCAGATTGAGCTAATTTTAAAACAGCCTTGAAATAACGTTTTATTTCATTCTCGCTACTATTCTTTGACAATATTAATTTTGATTCCATAATAACCTGATTTTAAAATTTAAATGTTGAGTGATCTCTTGATCTCTTCCGTGATCCTTTTGGTTATACGCTCTTGATTCCATTCGTGCCATTCGGTATACAGACCTTTTCCTACGAGATAAAAGAAACATGAGTTCTTTAGATCGGTTTCTTGCTGAGAGGTGATCTTGGCCCATTTAAGACGGTTCTCTAACATTGAGATATCCTTCTTTAGTTCTTGGATCTTTTTGCTTTCCAATGGGATTGATGCGTTTTTAGCTACAGTCGTATGAAAGACTTTCCGGTATACCTCGAACACCGGGCGTATTTTCCGGGCGATAAAAAATTCCATGCAGGGCACGGATAGTCGATACTCGATCTTTGGCCTTCCTCCTTTTGGGTTTTGCGGATTTTGCCGCAAAACTTGATAGTCAATATCTTGCATGAATGTTTTCTGCAAGACATCTACGGCATCCGATCTCTTGTTGTACACTAAAGGATATACCTCGTCAAGGTTCACGGGGAACTCTTGATCTGATTTTGACAGCTTGAGTACTGCCATGAAGTAGCGTCTGATTTCTACGGTGCTACTTTCTCTTGTAAGAATTGTTTGCTTCATCTGGTCTTCGCATTAGATGAATAAAAAAAGAGCAACCCCTCATAATCCTAGTTTGCGAAGACCACACATATCGTAGAGATACATGAACGGATTATGGGAGCTGCTTATACTTCTCTCATTCTCTACTGGACCACTCGCTTGCGGTGCCTATGTGTAATCTTCGCACCGCAAACTTACGAATTTTCCCGGAAAAGCAAGCGATATCTTCTATTCTTTTTATTATGAGCCTCCCTTGAAGGCTCGGTTAATACTATTCCTCAGATCGAGTATAGGCATCCAATGGGTAACACAAATTTTATCACCATTAATATCATACCATTCATTACATTCTCTGCAATACCAACCCTGTTGTAAGTATTTAAAATAATCAGTACACCAGCAGCCAGTTATTACCAGATCTTCATCATCAGGTAACTTATCTTTTGTGCTTATCCACGGTAATTGCTTTGCCTGCCATTCGGCACCTGCTATAAATCCCTGATAATACGCCGGGAATGCACTACCGCTACTCCTGCTTTCAGCGAAGAAATGAGCCGCTTCTTCTACCGTCTGTCTCTTATCAATATCTCTTTCCATTGTTAATGCTTATTGTTTAAATATCCACATTCCGCAAGCTTACAGAGCATACCATAGGCTACATTTAAGATTGTTACATTCTCGTTGAAATAGAACGATAAATCCTCTAACACCTCAAACTTACCAAATAAATCAATTTTATCATATCTGAAAATCATTTCTGATATGTACCAATTCAATGTATAGTCATCTATCTGTTTTGGCATGAGAGCCAACATATCTTGCAAGGTAAATGTCTTGCCACTCTCATTATACTGTTTAGCATAAAAATTAACACAGACTGGTATAAACTCGATTTCATCATCTTCGCTATAATCACAACTTGGATGGGTGCTTATAAACTTCATGCTTGCACTGCTCACGTCAATACCTAATTTAATAAGGTGTTGCATTTGTTCTACTGATAATACCTGTTCATTCATAATCATTCAGTTCTATAGGATTTACCACTAAATTTCTCATCGCCATCTACCAATATATGATAACTGATATAAGGCTTGTTCTCTTTATCGTTATGCTCTTTGCGCTTAACTCTCGCTTCTTCGATTGTATCACATTTACACATGGTGTATTCGGGATAACCATAGAAGTATCTTACGACTCTATATTCTTTGCTCATATTTATTTATCTGTTAGGAATTTCTTATTCAAGTGACCTCTCTTGATGAGCCACTCTATAGCGTCAATCACATTGTCCATCAAGTTCTCCTTGTTGAAGGAGTTTGCGCAAGTATAAGTCTTGTCGCCTTCCTCATCCTCGATCTTGTCCGATGCGTACATGAGTTCAACGAAATTTCCGGATAGGTAATAAATCATTCCGTCTATATCGTCTTGGTACGATTTTGGCATCATGTCTATTAAAGCCGATAGAGACCAAGCCGGGAATGCCATATCTTGACCCACGTGCCCTTCAATCCTTCTATATTCAAATGCGACCGGACATTCGAACTCGTCAAGATACATGTCCGCCGTCTTCGGGTTCACCCCGGCCTCTAATAGCCGGGATGATTGTTCTTTATTCGTGCAAATCTGATTCATATCATCTAAAACTTGGCATTAATATTACATTTATCCCATTCTCGAACCTAAACAGGTTAGGTTCAGATGAAGGGTTCGAAACAAGAACACAAGAGGTGATATCAATAAGCTTCATGAGATTTATCATTTTAAGCACACGCCCGGATTTAAAAGGATTCCCGTGTATGTCAATGTCATATTGGGGATCTTTTATCATTTCCTCAGTCTCGCCTAAATGACCATTTCCACGACATACGGGGCATTCCTCCTCTTCTGTATAGATTATATCATCAAAACAAAACTCATAATCAACCATCCCGGTACCTGCGCAAGCATCGCACTTATACGTTTCATTTATCATCGGAACGTCATCGTACAATTCCTTCAACCAAGACAATTCTATGATCTCATGGCATTCTTTCCTTATATTCAACACAGATGATACATCTGGCTTGTCTTGATACGGATACCTAAGACCTATCAAGGATATAGGTATTGTTATAAGCGTGATAGCGTCAGTGGCACATACCATGTCCCCTTGCTTGAACGCTTGGTTTAATGCTGGTCTATACTTGTCGTTACCGACAAATAAATTGAGGATTTTTGTTTCATTTTTCATATTTACCCCTCCTGAATAATTGTGCATTCTATCTCTTCGTCCCATGTTACATCCACCGGATCGTACTCATACTCTCCATCGGACGTGCGGATCATTACCTCCGCTTCCGGGTCTTGCTCTTGTAATAGAGCGATTAGTTCTTTATTTCTCATGCTAATTTTCTCCTGTTGATTTAAGGGGGTATCCCTTGGACGGAATACCCCGGGTAAGTATTAGTTCTGCTCTGCGAGTTTCTTGAACTCCCCTAGCAACATATAGATCGTGGCGATATCGTCCTTGAAACGATCCACCGTTTCCTCGTTGATGCACCATGAGTAATTGAATACAAGGTCTGTCAATTGTTCGCACATTTCCGATGGATTGATAACCTTGTTAATGAACTCGTTGAAGGACGTGAAATCGTATTCTTTAGCCTGCATAGTTCAACTCCTCCATCTTTGAAAATCCCAATACTAGCATAAGAGAATCGAATTTGTCCACATACCACTCCGGTTGAGTTTCCTTCGGGTTGTTCTTGTTTATCTGATTCTCTCCGTATTCGAGTCCTTTCTTGGATATGGAGTTGAAATATTTGATCTTGCCTTTAGATGATTTACGTGATATACGTTCGATATATCCTAGCTCGATAGCCCTTTTGTAGAATTGATTCCGTGATACCTTGTAACCTTTCTCGTTGAGTAGATCGGTAGCCGACTTCATCACTCCTTTTGACGGCACGTAATCGGGCAATGGCAATCCAAGTGGCGTGGCTACCTTCTCCAGTAATGACAACTTGGAAACGTCATTGAGGTTCAGCATCTCACTTACGCCTTTCACCCATTCGATTCCGGCACGGACTTTTGTCGGGGTGACGGACGATGGTCTGGATTGGCTAATTGATTTGCTTTCTTTCAGTCTTTCCTCGCAAGCGATGAAGTAACGGCGGGCTTGCTTCCCTTTCTCGCTTCTTTGGATCATTGATACTTCTTTCGCCATGCTTAATGTCATTGCGTAATCTTGAAGTTCTTGATTCGCAAGGGTGTTAAATACTTTACACCCTACATAGTCCTTGTTTTCGTCGAAACCGTACTGTAGTTGCCGATCAAACCAAGACTGGAATCTTTCTGTACAACCTAAAAAGTCGTACAAAGCTCTTGCGCTAACGGCTTTCTTGCCATTACTCTCATTAATGGGGATTAACGCCCCTACGTTTGTTGTAATTTCTGCCATTTTTGAAGTTCTTTAGGCATTACAGGAAAGTTTTGTGCTGCATCCCTATTTAGCAGGGCAAGCGAAAAGCGGTTGCTTCCGACCCGTTGAACTTCACCACATAGGCAGTGGGCGCATTAACGCTCCACACGGGAGAAACAACCGCTATATCATATAGATGCAACGATCTTACAAGCATAAAAAATGCCCGCTATATATGGCAGGCTTCCGCTTGCCTATGTGTATGAAGTTCGCTGCAAATGTACCACTTCTTTCCAAAACGCCAAATAAAATCCTTGAAAAATTATCCCGCCCTGTCAAAAGCCTTCTCAAAGACCTCCGGCCTAAGTATAGCGTTCGTTATCGCCGTGAACGCCTTCACGATCCCGGGCTGCTCATTTAAGTTTATTCTCACGTCCTTCCCCGTGACCTCACTTGATAACCGATCGCTCAGGTACTCCACCTTGTCCAGTGCCAGATAGGAAAGGGGATTGTACGCCAACGGGACGATCCCCCGCATCCTGTCGCCGAAATCGCTTATCGTGATCCTAGACATCTGCGCCAGCATGTTTATCGTGGATGACAGGGATGCGATCCGGTTAGATGAGCCCGATACCCCGTGATCCAGCAATATCTGGCTGATCGTGTAATAATACCTCTCAATATGAGGCTGTACGTCCTCCTCCATGCTTTGCGTTATCTCGGCGAACGCCTCCTTATTGGCCTTGGCTATCCGGAAGATGTTCGTGTTATAAGCGTCTATCTCTTTTTCGATAGCGTTGGCCGTCCGTTTGGCGTTATGCCTGTAGTGCTCGCTATTCCTAATGGCCTCCATGAGCGATACCGTGTAGTTATACGCTTGGTCGTTAACGAAAAGTACCATGTATGTTAGCGAGGTGACAAGGCCGTTCGTGTCCTTGTCGATCTCTTCCCAATCGTTGTATTGTCTCATTCTTTCATCCTCCGGATTATATAATCAACAACGTCCTTTACGGTAAGGCATCGTCCGGGATCATCATCAGGGATCGATATGCCAAACTCTTTCTCTAATTCCATTAATAACTCTATCTCGTCAAGACTGTCCATCCATAGATCATCCTCCAGCTTGGATTCCATCGTAAGTGGCGTATCTTTGTGAAAAAGTCTACTCTTTATGATCTCAAATACTTTGTTCTTTATAGTTTCTTTTTCCATTTTCATGATCGTTTTATTTATTATTGAAACATTGATGTCTGTATTATCTTTTTACCACTAGGTAATATGATTTCACCTAGGCATTCTTCCTTAAACCTTTTATCTTGGGCATTGAAATATTCCTTGTCTATCTCGGTTGCGTAAAAATCAAAACCCATTTTATAGGCGGCTATACGGCTGCTTCCGCTCCCCAAATGAGAGTCATAAATTTTGTCACCGGGCTTGGCGTAATTTTTCAAAATCCATAAATACAATGAGAGCGGTTTTTGGTGTGGATGTATCTTTCTCTTTCCGGTCTCATGCCCCATCCTATATCCATCCCACGGAATGGAAACAAGATTGCATGGGATTTTTTTTGACACGTAGGCTATCTCACATTTCGAGTATTTAAACACATCGTTATTGTTGCTCATCTTATCCCAAACAATCAAATAGTTGGTATTTCCTAGATATTGGGTGTAATAATTATATCCCCATATGATCTGATCCTTGCTAATTCTTTTTAACTCATCGAAGTATGACGCATCCTTGATAGGGCTATTCTTATAGGATGTATCCTTGAATTTATACCCATTATTCCTTTTCTTCCAGTCCTCTCCTATACCATACGGTGGATCTACGATAGCTAGATCAAAAAAATTATCAGGAATGTTTCTCATATAGTCCATACAATCCTCGTTGTAAACTTCGCTTATAGCCATAATATTTGATTTTTATTGCTCTCATCATAGATGAATGCATCTTTCAACTATGATGAATGATTAAACCTTATTTGTTTTAGCGAACACCACGCTCTCATGATCCGGCCTCAGATGGGCCATGCAAGCCTTGCTGTACTCGCAATCCCTAGCTCCATCGCCCCGGAACAGGCATCCCCTGCATACGACCGCTTTCCCTTGGTATATTGCCTCGAAGCGCTTGACTTGCACCCTGTTTGTCCCGACTTGGATAACAAAGCCGGTAGGGGTGTTTCTCAATCTCTCTGTTATTTCCATGTTATCTTCTCCTGCTTTCTCCGTTTAGGATTATCACGTTAAAACTCTTGAACCTGTCCACCAGCCTAGCTCCGAAGCGATTCTTGAAATCCGTGACGGATAGGTTGGAAGTGATATGATACTTCTTCTGATGGGACTGGTATATCTCGTACCTAGCGTATAGGAACTCGTCTATTACGCTGTTAAGGCTGGTGCCGTAGCTTTTCTGGTTCTCCGTCTCAAGACCGATATCGTTAAGGCAGATATCGAACGGGTTCCCTTCCATGCTCCCTTTCCCGGCCTCCTCGTTGTACGTGAACCTGTCTATGTGACCATGGATCTTGTAATAGTTCATCATCTGGGTCACGGATAGGTTCACGAAGCGTTTGGGGTTATCCGTCAATTTCAGGTAATCGGCGAATATCTGCATCATGAGCGTTTTGCCCGTTCCCGGATCTCCCACGATAAGGAGGTTCTTGTGCAGCTTATAGTTCTCCTCCGGGAATACGGATTCGGCCAACGGGCAATCGTTGAAATAATACAACAGGAATCTCAAAACCTTGTCATTCCCCCTGTCTGTCTCGAATTGCCGCCTCTCGATCCCTAGGTAATTACAACCTAGCGCCTTTATCATCCGGGCGTGGCTGATGTACTCCGTATCGTCCGAGAGATCGTACCTAGAAACGTTCTGTATAGTCCTTGCGTGCTTCTTCACTAGGTTGAACACCTGTTTTTGCTGGAGCCTCTCTTTTTCCGTAGGCCCCCGCATGGCTTGTATAGCCTCCGAAAGTTTCTTTTCTTGTTCCTCCATTATGTCTTTGATTATAAGCCCTTAGTCCTGTTCCTTGCCACCAATAGGTGAATCGTCTCTTCACGTCATCTATCGTTTTTAGCGTATCGCCTTCCCCGGTGGATACCATCCAAGCGAGGAAGTTATCCAGCTCGCCGGGAATGAGGTCATTGAAAGCGACGCTCAATCCCGATATCTGGCAAGCGTATCTGCGCCATTCCTCGTCTCCCAATAACTCATTCTTGAAATTCTCGAAAAGCGTCTCACGCGTATTAAGACTCTCTCTATTTTTATTTCCTTTTCTTTCCTTTATAGGGTTTGTGTTTACATTAATGTCATTATTGCTTACATTAACCTTATTATTGTCTACATTAACTAGTAGGTAAGGATAATTAGATGAATCTTTTCTTCTTTTTATAGCCTTGAAATATCGCTCCTGAATACCTTTGCTAGTTAGAACACTTACCGTGCTAAACAGAGTCTGTTCAAAGAATCCCCACCTAACCAAGCGTGTTACTATCTGCTCCAGTAATTCTAAGCTAATGCCGGGTAAACCTCTAAGCAGTGACATCTTTAACGCATCATTCCACAATATGAAATACCCATTTCGGTATATCGCACAAAGCAGCTTTATAGCGGTGATCTCACCCTTAATGCCAAATTCACCCGATATTGAGCCTATTTTTTCATCAGAAAAGAAATCAACATCGAAAGGGAAATAGTCTAGCCCTTCTTTATTTGGTCGTGCCATGTTTATTTCTCCATAATTTAAATTCTTCCATTGTCATATTGCTTTTCTGTAAATTACATTTCTCACATAATACTTGAAGATTGTCCAAAACTGTAAAGCCTCCTCTTGATACAGGAATAATATGATCTATGCAGAGTTTTTCAGAACATCCACAAACAGCACAATATCTACCGTCTCTTTCAAATACTTTTCTTTTTATACTGTCATTTAGTTTCATGGCCTCTTCACGAATTGCATCTCTCATTCTTGAGCTTATTCCATGATTCTCTGCAAAAAGATATATTGCTCTGCCACCGATTGGAATGCGCTTTACTATTGTTCCATCAAGTGCATAAATGATATCATGCTTAATTTTGAATTTTCGAAGTTTATCGCAAGAAGGCATCATTTCATTAATTATATCCCCATCTTCAGAATAAAAGGATACTATCCGTTTCCCTTTAATAGTCTTATTTAACATAGATAGCTCCTTGGGGGTAAGCTTGCTTAGTCCTCTTTTCATACAGTTATCTAAATGATTATTATAAAATAGAGAGGATTTATTATCCTCTCCCATATGTTATTTCTCTACCTCCGATACATTCAATCGTGTCGGTTGCCTCAAATCGTGCCGATTGTATTAGATCAAGCCACGCTTCGCACTCCGAGAATGTCCGGGCTGCTTCCCACATTTCATTAGAAAAAAACTTACGAGAGAGCATTATGAAACCCTTATCCATATACTAAAAATCAAAATCTGGGGATTCTCCTCCCTGCAAGGACTTTAGTTTCTGGTCTACAAGGTGGTTTACATCCCATATGTTTACAGGTTGTATTTGCAGGTTCTCCGCCATTTGCCTTGCCACTTCCTCGGAGACAGGATTTATAGCGTATATGGCCCCCGATGAGAGAAAGCGGGTGAAACCGGGCTGGTTACTCGTATCCGGAACGTCTACCCGAAGCATATTGGTACCGGCCACGTTCTGTTCCGTACATCTTCCCGCTATCCTTGAATGGCCGAATAACTCGACCACGCACCATAAATCAAATTTCTCTTGTTCCATATTATTTTCTCTTTTTAAAAGTGTTACAAAATCTCGTGGAGTTAGCTACCCGTCCAGCGTCATGTATGATGCACCAAACGCATAGCCCCTTGTGAGGATGTCCGTTGGCGCAATCGCCACATTTCACCTTTTCTTGCTCGTCTTTCTTCTTCGCCATATCACCAAGTCTTTATTTTTATTGGTAGATCGGCGTACCACCAAGCTAGAATCGTAGCGTCACGTTGGTCTTGGTTCGTTCTCTTAGGCAAGGGACCGACTATGTAGGAGAGTTCCTCATGGGTTATCTTGCCCTCGTCCCCTTTCCAATGCTTGGTCAAAGGCTTTACCTCTTCGCAGGGAATCCCTATGTGCTCGCACATCTGGAGAAGCAATATCCCGGTTTGCTGGTTACGACCTACATACTTGGCTATCCTCTCGCCGGATTTACCCCTCGATTTATGGAAGTTGCTTTTTTCGTTAAGCCATCCGGCCTCGACAATGACCACTATGTCTACCCCCTTGTACCTCTCTCTCGCCTCCTTGATAAAGTCAATCAAGGAAGGGAAGGGGAGGCTTGTTAATATTATCTGTCTCGTGGAAGGAGACAGTACGCATACACCAGATTTATCTATGTCCGGGTCAACGGCTATCACCAATTCGTATCTTTTCTTTCCCATGGATTCCTCCTTCCTTTATCGTTTATTAGTAAGAATATGGCCAAGATCACTGCTATAAGTCCGAGTATTGCGGTGATAAGGTACATGGCCATTGTCAAGTGATCTAAATTCTGTATTGTTCCATAATTATATGTTTGTTATTCGTGGACGGTGCCGGGATCGAACCGGCCTCTTTACGTCATGCGCACTCCGTAACGTTTCATCCCGGAATACTTACCGCCCGAAATCCCCGCATATCCTCACGGACGGCGGGGATAAAAACTAAATCTAATACCATGAAAAACACACTCTAATATTAATTATCTGTTTTGCCCTTTGGTACGCTATCAGCGTCAAACGGGAAGATGTCCATAATAAGGGTCTCGCTTACCATTGCCAAGGTATAATCCGCCAAGGTCCCTTTCATATTCTCCTCGAAGCATGAGATCGCTTCCTTTAGGCCGCTCGCCTGTACTATGAATCTGGCCGCTGTTTTCTTCTCTATGCCGCTCTTCTCATCAAGCGTGATAAAATAGATCTTAATCTCATAAAATCTATCACCGTTATCGTTAAAGAATAGTTCCGCTATCTTTTTACGTGTTATGTCGGCGATAGTGAACTCTCCGGTAATGTACGGCCTTAATTCCTCTATCGTGCGTGCTTCAGCCTCCGTATAGGAGAGGGCATCCACTAAATAGGGTTCGACCACTCGTTTTTGCATGCCGTTCTCCAGCATCTTCTCATATGCGACCTTGCTAATAAACCAGTTTCTCATATATACTTTAATAATTAATGTTATACTTCTTTCTTTCGTATTGTGGGACATACCCTTTGCAAGGAGTATTCCCGTCAAGTAAGGCCGATTCCGGCCTCACAGTTTCCCCTTCTTTTTTAGACGGGTCTGTCCAATGCCTCTGCCGTTGATGGCAAAGGCAATGTCTTTTAGAACATGCCTCATTGAGGCATAATATCAGTTCTTTCATCTTGGATTATTTTCTCGAGTTTCTTTAGATCCTTTTTGGCCAATCTTACGGTATCGGCTATCCTTGGTCTTCCCTTGGAATCCACGTGTTCTAGGATAACTGATAGATGGCGGGACAGTGTTTTAATGAAAGACTCGGATAGCTGGTACCTTTTAACCATGGCCGTTATTTTTTATAAAAACCTTGGAACCTCACGATACCTAGATACTCGGGAGATTTCATTAGTCCGTCCCCCATGCCGCCCAACGTCTCGGCTCCCGGCTCGTCAAGGACAACCTTGGAGTCAATCTCCTTAGGTACACGGAAGCATATCTGTACGGGGAAATTCACCTTAGCGTCTCCCGTGATCACGTTAACCGACGCTCTTTGCGTAGCCGCCATGATCCGGAACCCAAGCGATCGTCCCTTTTGTAGCAACATCTTCAGATTCTCCTCCAGTGACTTTTCACGACCGACCGTGCGTAGTTCCATTTTAGGCTCGAGGAACCCGAAGGCGTTCTTTCGCTGGCCAACCTCGACCATTTCCTTTATGTCAAGTTCCGTTCCCGATCGGGAGGACGCTACCGCGTCGGCGAACTCATCGAACACCACCAGCGTTTTCCATGATGCCCTCGATTTAGCCCTTTCCTGCATATCCTGTACGAGTTCTTTCATCTTGGCCTCTATTTCTTCTATATCATTATAGACCTTTATGTATTTCTCGGAGGAATAATTACAGAACTCGTATTTCGGATCGAAAATTACGATGTCCCGGATACCGGCTAAGCGGGCGTATTCTATCGTGGATATGATACACACGGATTTACCGCTACCGGTAGCTCCGCAAATCAAGGCGTGAGGCGTGGAGTTGTTATCGAGATCCCACACCACGAGCCTTCCGAAGTTATCCGTTCCTATGGGAATCCTCATGCCGTCGATATACTTCTTGTCCCAGTACAAGGACTTGGTTCTTTTCTTCGGTGATTCTATGGAGAGGTAGGATTTTCCCTCATACACCATAAGCTCGTTACCCATCCTTATGGATGGCACGTCCAGCGCGTTCGCTATGTCTAGCTTGTATTTCATCACTGTCGTGATCTTTGTCCCAGCGGATACCTCTAGCAGATACGTGTCTGACGAGTACCCGTTAATCTCCTTGGCCACGTTCACGATCACCCCGAATGTCCGTAGGATATGCTCTATTTTCTCGCTGTTTGTCATATTACTATTGGATAAATCATATTGAATGAATGAGGAAGCGTTCCTCTTGAACTCGGATATTACCTTGGGGTTTACCGATCCAAGGGAAGCGTCCCGTATTTTTTTCTGTCTCTTCGATATCAATTCCTTCTTTGAATCGGGCACGTTGAAATCATCGACCTCCGCTATCAGCGTCTTGGCCCAGAAATTATAAAGCTCGGCCCTGTCCACGAAGTTGTCGCTATCGTTGATCATGTACACGTAATCCGGATCGGACACGGCCTCTATCATCCTTTTTAGCGGCTCGTACAATATGGCCTCGTAAAGCTTCCTCGTGTCGTTATCGAGATTGATCACGAATTTCTTCAACTGGGAGGAGCCGTCCTTGTTTTTCGAGATCTTGTTCTCCACGAACCATACCTCGTCAACATTCTCCCCGAAGCGGGACTCATAGCACTTGACGTAGGTCATCGCCTGTTTCCCGCAGGTAAACGTTAGTTCCTCATAATCGGTGAACTTGGCCCTTGACTTATGGTCTATGATGACCGTCCGACCGCTTTCCGTCCTTATCGCCAAGTCTAGCCTAGCGTGGCAGGGCAGGGGGATGTCCACCCCGTTTATCGTTACCCATTCCTCGCACCTTGATTCCACGGCGATTATCTCCTTGATACCGGAAAGATATATATCCTTCTCCCCGTAGAAGTTATTGATAAGCCTCGTGGCGTTCTTGGTGGCCTCGATCTTGCATTCCTCTACGGTAGGTGTCGTTTTCTGTATCTTCCAATCATTCGGGTGTACCTCCTCTATGTATGAGAACGCTACCCTCTCCATTTCCGTGATCGGTATTATCTGCCCCTTGCGCTGTAGCTCCATGAAGAAATACTCCAAGGCCGAATGATAGGCGTTACCCGCTACCGTGCTGGAGGATGATCTGGATCTTTCCCGGTAAATCTCCCGTTTCTCGAACTCCTTCTCGTTCCGGGAGAAAGAGGCTACCTTGCTGTAACTCCAAGAGTCAATAAGGTAGTTTGATAAATGCTCCTCCAGCTCGGCGTTGGTATAGGATGAGTACTTGTTCATGGCATGCTATCTCTTTTTGATTTTGAGGATTTCATCTTTTCTTTTTTAGATTTTACGTCTTGAGGCTTACCGTGTGAGAAGACCTTGTTGTCCCCGATATCATCCACTTCCTCCTTGGTGAGGAATCCCATACTGATCTCGGGGCAAAACGTCCGTTGCCAGAACGCTGCCGCCCGATAAGTGAGCATGAGGTTTGGCATCGTTTGCCATTTACTTCCGGATTTGGTAAACCATCCTTCCCTTATGGCGGTCTCGATCGTTATCGGGTCAGATTCGAAGACATCCCCGGAAGATAGTTCTGTAGCATAGGCCACGCATTCTATGTTATCAATGTCCGTCCCGTCAAATTCTCTTGATACCAAAGTGTTCTTTCTTGCCACGTTGTCCCATACGGTCTCATTGAACATAATCTTGCCGATCTTGCCTAGGCTCTTTTTCTTATATCTGAGAGCGGAGAACCTGCCGCTCATGTTGATTAATGCGATTAGAAACTTACTGGACCATGACGGAACTCCCTTTACGATGTATAGATTCTGCATTACCATTAGTGGGTTGGCGTTCATCCGCATGGAAATATCTAGCGCTATAACGCAATTTCCTACGTTGTTTTTATAAATCTCTGGAACTATGGTACTTTCGCTATACATGATTCCCATTCTTTGCATGGTCTCAAATTGTTTGACGGTCTGCCCCAATGGGGTTGCACTGAACTCTGCTGCTTGCTTAGCTTGAAGTAATTGTAATTTCGTTAATTCTTTGTTCTCTTCCATATTATTGTTGATTAAATTATTTACCAATACAATGTTGACATTTCCCAGTCCCTCTGGATTTTGTCTTCCTCATATTCCTCGTTGTCTTCCTCCCCATCGTACTCCGGTTCGCCGTCGGGGTCTTTGATGTAGATGTCTCTCATGAGCTCCATCGATAAGCAAGGAATTTATTCGATCTCGATAATCTTGAATTTTCCTTTCTTTATATATATCTTATGATTGTGGTAGTCTTTGACTATTCCATGATCGGAAACTGTGTTTATGTTCCCTGTGCAATCCTCAACATATGAGTTATCGTAAGCCTCGACCTTGGCAGAGTCGTAAGCCTCGACCGTGGCAGAGTCGTAAGCCTCGACCGTGGCAGAGTCGTAAGCCTCGACCGTGGCAGAGTCGTAAGCCTCGACCGTGGCAGAGTCGTAAGCCTCGACCGTGGCAGAGCCGTAAGCCTCGACCGTGGCAGAGTCGTAAGCCTTGACCGTGGCAGAGCCGTAAGCCTCGACCGTGGCAGAGCCGTAAGCCTCGACCGTGGCAGAGCCGCAAGCAAATGATTTAGCATTAGAGGTGTGTTCTTTTCTTGTGTAAATACCGGCTTCGGCTAATTCCTCTTCAGAAAAGTTATTTTCTAGGTAATTTGCGTCAATCATCTTGGATGCACTCAAGACACAATACCAATTATTGGTTATTGCTTTCAGCAAATCTTGTTTGCTTTTTGCGTTTAACCCCATCCTGTATCCATCTTGACAAGCGTTATGTTTTTTAGCCCGTTCAAGCAGATCCTTCTTTAATTCCTCGAATGTCTTCATTATTTCTCGTTTATAAGTTTTATAATATCTTTCCTGATTTGTATAAGCTCCTCCTTGCTAAGAGAATTTAGCTCGTCTAGGATATCGTCCTTCCTCGATCGATTCGGTCTTGATGGGGCTTGTACCACGTACAACGCCCCGAAATCATTTTTCTGACTCATAAGTCATTATAACTATTTGGTGTACCACAATAAAGATTGATATGATCGCTAGGATCAAGAGGTGAATATTGAGAGGTTTTTCGTACCACTCAAATATTGACACTATTGACATTAGCCCTAGTACGGTAGCGGCGATCATCCTTAGCGAGAAAATGATAATGCTCTTTATGGCCCGGAATATCTTCCAGAACCATGCTTGGTTTCTCTTTATCATATATATTGTTGTTTTTAAAATTCGGAAGAAAGGCCTCATATCCTCACGGACGGAGACCTGCTTTGTAAATTGTGACTGATTTTCTGATTGAATAAGCACCCCTAGGGGTGAAACGTGCTCCCTGCCGGGCTTGAACCGGCGACCTCTCGCTTATGAGGCGAATGCTCTCGACCAACTGAGCTAAGGGAGCGTTTGCCGGGGTGGGATTCCCCGGCACAGTTTAATAATAACTAATATCTAATTGCCTGCCTCACGGCAGTATATTAAGGTCTTGGTTGAGAAGTGTATAATAATTAGCAATGTGATTTAAGCGTGGTAGCCGGGGGAACTCGAACCCCCTGTAACCCTGAATAATAATATGAATTTATTATGGTTCGCTACCTGCCCTAGCCATTTCCTAGGGTGGGATTCTTCTTTCTTTCATTGTTATAAAACTTGGTTATTAATAGGTCTATCGGTTTTATTCGTTTTCTTCCTCTATTGTATCATCCAATAACTTATCGATAGCCATGATAACCTTATCCGGCAATTCCTTGGCGGTATCATTAGACTTGAGATATTCTATAGTCCCGCCTATTCCGATAATCATCAACATGTCCCTTTTAGATGGAATGAATACTAGTAAAAAAACAGGTATTGATATATAGGCTGCGAATTTTAAGATGATTTTTTTTAACTTAGACTTGTCTTTTTCATCATCTTCCATAATCCAGACGAGAATATACAAGAATGTAAATACCCCCAAGATAAATACTGCGATTATCGCCAACGTTTGTATGGCATCTAACCTTGTGATCCAATAAATCTCATTCATGGTATCATGGATTGATGTCTTCAACCTCGCTATCGAGATCCTTCTTGATCTCATTGATAGCTTGGATGGTGTTGTCCGCGTTGATAATCGTCTCCTTGTACTCGATCAATTGATTGATCTTGCTCTTGTAATTTACCCCGTCGTCACCTAGGTTGTTTATCTCCTCGTGATACCGGATGTCGGCTAATACCTTTTGCTCCTCTACGTTGTTTAACGCCGAGTCAAGCGCTCTCATGATCTCTTGACTCCTTAACTCTGACAGTCGATCTGTCTGTTTTTTACCCCTAAGGATAGAAAGGATCTTTTTCATACTCTCAATAATTTTGTCGTTTTTATTAAATGGATTTTATCGCTAGTGATCGTTGTACATAATGAGGCAAAGGCCATTGAAAATCTATCGCATCTTTCTTTAACGAAAAAACCGTCTAAGCTGCTTACATTGGGATTTCGAGAGATCTCGAATCCATTGCCGGTAAATCCTGTGCCAAGGATATTTCCTTGTAATTCATTTTCCATATTCTTTATATTTTAATGTTCGCTCCCCCACAACCTCCAACGGTTTCGAACCCGAATCATAGGCGGGTGGGGGAGTATTAATCACTAATGTAAATCCGTAGTTCTCGGATTGACCGTCTTTCCGATCTGTCGTCATCTTATGATTGTCTGTCCAATCTGTCATACTTTTGGGCGTATTAACCTCCTGCTATATCTTAGATACGACTCGTAGGAAAAGTCGTATTATTTAGTACGATACGGTCTTCTTTACCAACCACCGCAAGGATACCCGAATGGGATCGTACTTATTATATATACATTATTAATTATATGTATAAATCCAATACCGGAACCGATTAAACTACATCGGGAGCAAGGACTATCGTCCATTCCTGTATTTTCACCTTACGCTTATCCCGTTTATATCTCGTATACCTTTTGATAGCCATAAGGATTTTTCTCAATAAGTCAAAGAACTCTTTTTTGGTCACCGGGGTGGGATTCGAACCCACGGGGTATTTCTACTCCTCTTTAGGAGAGAGGGACGCTTCCTGCTACGTGCTACCCGGCGTTATCCACCTATTTTAAGGTGGCGTATTTGATGCAATCCCAAGCGTTACAAAACCATTTCCCGTTCTGAGATTTTGTTGGTTTTTCGCATCTGATAAGTCCCTTCCCTACCAAATCGTAGAGCCTTCCACGTCCTCCTACTATGGAGGCTGCCGTCCTTTGCCCAAAGGTCTTATCGTTAAGGATTATTTTTAATGCTTCCTCGTTTATCATATCGCTTATTTTAATCTGGTTACTTCTATACTGTCAATTCTCCCAGCTACTGATGTCTTAAATAAATACCCCTTCTTTTTTAATCTAGATATTGTATAGATTATGCTTCGAGGGTTAATATCCTTGTTTAGGAACTCTATCGTTGTTCCTAAAGGAATGGATAACAGCGTGTCTGTTACTGAAATTCTAGTTTTAATTGTATTATTCATATTCTTTTACTAAATTTGCTCATTGCAACTTTTAAGTTGCGTTTGTTTGCTTGTATTATTGTTTTACGATGCAAATATAATGCAATTGCATTAATGGTGGAAATATTATGTGATAAATATTAATGCTTTTGCATTAATTAACTATGGTCGATATATGGAGACAATCAATAACAGGATTAAACTAATTGTAGATGAGTTGTTTGATGGCAATGTTAGTGCATTTTGCCGTAGAGTAGGAGTAAAACAGCCTACTATTAATACAATATTAGGGACTCGTCAAAGTAAGCCTTCATATGATATTATTAATGCTATTGCATTATCTGGGCTGGGTGTGTCTTTGGCATGGTTAGTTACAGGATCTGGTGAAATGAAGGATGAGGGGAATGTTAAGGACGAGGTATTAGAAATACCTTTAGACCTTAATAAAGGAGATTTCTTAATTGAGAATAATAATGGCGTTAAATTCTATGACTTAGGAAATGGTCGATATCGTATGACTGTCAGCAAGGTGCCGTTTTGCGCTTATGGCAGGTTTGCTAACGAAAGCGATCGTCTTGATCCGGATAAGGAGGATTGGGAGACCGAGTCTTTCGAATGGGATCGGATTGTCCATGGGAGATATTTAGCTTTTGAGGTTAAAGGGGACAGCATGGACAACGGGACGAGAGAGAGTTTTGAGGAAGGCGATGTCGTCCTTGTTAGGGAGCTGGATAGATCGCATTGGAGAGATGGGTTGCGATATAAGGATCATCCTTATTGGGTCGTCGTGTTTGGGACATCCGTCCTCATAAAGCAGATGACAGGCTGCGATATGGACGAGGGTAAGATAACGTTGCACTCACTAAACCCATCTCCAGAGTTTTCCGATTTCTCTTTACCGCTAGATAGCGTGAGGGCTTTATATTATGTATTACAGAAAAAGCCTAAAGTCGTGAGATTTTAACGAGAAAGCTATACGCAAAAATGATATGATGTTCTTTAGCGTATCCTTGCCCTGTTAAAACGTGATAATAAATATTTGATGTATAAATCGATACGATACAAAATGGAGAAATACTTCTAAGCTGTGGGTCCTGGGTTCGAATCCCAGCCCGATCACGAGGGAGATTCT